TCAATAGGTGGCTACTTTACCAGATTCTTTTGTGTCTGTAACGACAGATTGCACGTAGGACAATAACCAAAAACTTTTTCGCCCATCCTTGTATGGCCTTTGGTATCTGCCTTCACGAATCCGAGCGTCTAGAGTTTCAGGTTCGATATTGAGCATGTGTGCAAATTCTTCACGACCAACTCGGCGTTCTTCTTTTGACTGAGCAATACGTTCAGCTACAGCAACAATCTTTTCTAGAATGCTAGCCTCTATTTTAACTATTTGTCCCATTTACTCCTCCTTACTTTCCGCTTTTCTAAAATCAGTGCCTTCTGGATCTATCCCAAAATATTCACAAATTTCTGTAGCTTTTGTCGCACCTGGCCCATGTCTGGAGACATGAACCCAATTCAAAACGTACTTTGGCTTTTTACTATTCATGAGAGCCATTAGATAAAGTTGCTCAAAATCGAGACTACTCATTCTTCACCAACCCTTTCAATCACTGTTTGGATTGCTTTCAAAGTCATGTCTTGATCAACTGGATTCATCAAAAGTGTTGTGATGTGCCAGCACTTAGTTTGATATTTTTGTGCATCTGCTTTGTGAGCTTTACAACGACGATCCAATTCTTCATTAAACAGAAGTAACTCTGCATGTTCTTGCTGAAGCTGCTCAAGTGTCATGTGCATATAGTCACTCATCCCTCAGCTCCTGATTCAATATCCAACTTCATTGCACCTTCATCTGGATATTCGGTCATCCAAAAGTAATAGCCTTTTCCACTGTGGCCATCTTCAAAGAATTTAATTGTTAGTTCAGTATCAAGTTGATCTAAATCTTTCTCACCATCTGGATTTACAAATTCGAGAAGGCTTTTTAGTTGATGACCGCTAAGTGTTATGCTCATTGTTCAGCTCCCGATACGTTTGGCACACTATGAAAATGCATCCAATGTGAAGGTGGATCATTTTGATAGTTTGCCCATACACTATTTAAATCTTCATCAATAGTCATATAGTCTTGTTCGGGGGTAACATCAGGTGCATCAGCCCAACAAATAAGTACCATTATGTCAGTTGGCGGCCATTCATCATCCACGCTGATCCAAGTCGGCAACACCTGAGCACTGGCGTCATTCCATGCGGCATCCCAAATCAACCAAGCTTCATAACAAGGACTAGTTGGTAAATATCTGTGTCCTGTTAGTGCCTCTTGTCTATCTAGTTGACGTTTTAAACTTTCATAACTGCAATTACATTCTTTGGCATAAAATCTTTCAAAAGCTTCTCTTTTTTTATTTAGATCAATCATTACCTAAGCCCTCAAATATTCTTCTTTAGTCCACTCAACAAACTCTTTATAAAGTTGTTGAGCGGGTTTGTTTAATCGGTTGTGATAGTCGATTGTTATTCGCCGCCAAGCGACTGGTACCGCATAATGTTTGGTTAGAAACATTGCTTGGTCCATGCCTTGCCGGACTATTACGTAGCCCAGCAATTGCAAGTAGTACATAAAACCAAGCATGTGTTTTTGGCTCACTTTCTTGTACTGATCTTTCATGTTAGAAACCGTCCACTAATAAATAATCAGGGGTAGATTCTTGTTGAGTAGGTGTAGGATTCTCTAATTCATAGCGGCGTTTTCTCACATACCCCATTAGCTTCGGTTGAATCTGCGGATCTCGTGCAGCCACGTCTATTTCCAAAGCATCTAGCGTTGTAAGGTCTGGTGCAGTTTGGATTTGAACCATTAAAGAGGGTGGCTCATTAGCAGATGCCTTTTCTTTTTCTAGCTCTTCAAGACGTTTGTGAGTGGCGAGAAGGATAGGCTTCATTTGTTCGTCATCCCATGTGCGGGTATAACGATAAACCGCATTTACTTCTGCAGGTGTTTTTGACTCTTTTACACGCTGTAGAAGAGTATCTAGGGTTTGCTGATATTCTGGATCTACTTTAGGCTCGTTAGTTTCTGGAACTAACAGATCCTCAGATGTGGTGACATTTGTTTGTTCGGTAATAACAATTGTTGGTTGAATTTCTGCAGAAATAACTTCAATAGACTTTTCTGCTTTTGATTTCTTGCCACGCTGTTTCTTTTTTTCATCACCTAAGCGAATAACACTTAAATCGTCACTAACTTCAAAACCTAACGCTTTGGACAGTGCTTTTAATTGAAGCTTGGCGTTTTCTGCATCACGTTGAACGAAGCCACAGTTAATAGAATCAATTAATGCGGTGGTTTTAAAATTCACGACGTAAATAGAAGGCGAATATGTAGTAATTACAAAAACATCCTGACCTTCTTCATACTCATCAATAGTTAATGGCTTTGTGAATGTAATGCCAGCCAGCTCAATAGTTTCGATTTTGATGCAGAATTCAAAACCCGGTTTACCAAAAACAGAAGCGGGGAATTGATCTAAGTCAGAAAAGTCCAACATGTCTCCAATAGGACGACATAGAACAGTTTTACCGTTTTGAAGAGCTGCAAATGCTTCAGCTGCAGTTAGTAAGTTAGACATAAATAGCTCTCCTTTTAGTGATGTAACGACTGTTGTTGCTGAACTTGCTGAGGATTGTTTTTAGGTGCCCAACCCATCTGATCGGCACGTGCTTGGCATGCTCTATTGATACCCGCCTCATACGTAGTACCTTTAAACTTCTTAATCGCAGCATTTAAGATGTTGGTGTCTGGTGCATCTTTAATTGCTTTTAATGCATCTTGATATAGTTGGTCCTGAGTACGAGGCGGCTTCTGGTTACCACCCTGAGCGATTGTCTGATTATTTTGATTTGTATTTTGACCTGCTGGGGTAGAGGCATTTTGCTCTAGATAGGCATAGTCATAGTTGTATAGATATTTACTTCCATCAAAATTACCGAGGTAGACATCAGCTGCCACACCAATAGCTTTAAACGCTACACCAAGAGCATCAGTAACGGCCTTTTTATAACCTTCATCAATCGCTACTAATTTGCCCTTTTGAACTTCAACAATTGCTGAACCGCCGTTGCCGAAAAATTCCTCACCCCAAACACCATCAATCTTGGTTTTTACTGCTACTTCAGCAAAAGCCATAATGGTTCCATCTGGAGCAGTTTCAGACCATAAACGTACATGTCTATAAGTCCAGCCATGACCAACGGGACCAAAGGCCTGAGTCATAGCCATTAATCGCCATTGAGGGTTAATATCTGATTTACCTTTTAAATAACCAAACTCAATTTTTTTAAGAAAATTGGTAGGCGTTTGCTTAACTGCATTCCAGATATGTAAGTTGTCTTTTGAGTTTTCAGTTGTCATTTTTCTTATCCTCATCTAGAGCCGGTGAAGCAGCGTTTTTGCTTATATGCTTTGCGGTCATAAGTAGGGATATTTGTTTCACGCAGTTTTATAGCGAGCTGCTTTCTGCGTTGAAAATCAATTTCTTGAGTAAGTTCATTCCAAACTTTTGGATAGTCAGTTTGGAACCTGAACACATTTAAAGGCGTCTTAAATCCGTCTTTAACTTTGTAAAGAACTGAGCCATTAGCATTAGATGCGTACACTTGCCAGCCAATACGAACAGAGTAGAGGCCCTTATCATCACGGCCTAAAAATGACTTATAGCCGTCAGGGTGCTTTTTGTAATTAGACATGTTCGGCCTCCTTACATTCGCATGTACCTACAAAGGCATACGTAAGCGGGCTAGGAGCATCAACAGGTGAGACGTCCTTAATATTTAAAGGAATAATTTCTTTGCGATATTTAACTAAAACCACATCACCTTCACGGCAATTGACAATTCCTTCTCTTGAAGAAAAACGTGCAGATTTAGAAGATTGGGTTACTCTGCAAAATGAAACCTCATCACCAGCTTTTATTTTTGAACGGTCAACAGGGATCATCTTCTTGCAAGTAGGGCAGTTGTAATCTTTCATTAGGCTGCCTCCACCAACTTGTTACGTTCGATAAAACCTTTTAGAAGGGCATTGATGTTGCGGATGTCTTCAAATTCGGTGAAATCGTTATATGACTTACCATTAACATCAGTGATTTCATTTACTGTGAGTTGGGTAATATCAACAGCGGTAAATTCAGAACCCGGAACACCGTAACTGTCAGGATGAGCTTCAAAATCAAAGCTAACGTTTAAACGGAAGCTATCTAATTTGATGACAGCAACGCCAGAATGTTTACCTGTGATTTTCGCGGTTAAAACACCGTAAGTACTTGGTTGAGTTTTAGGTGTAAAAAGAGTAGGTGCTTCTTTTGTTTGGAAAGCTGGCTGCAATTGGCAAGCAACTAAAGAACCACCAGAGATTGCAAGAGCAGCCATGCTGACAAATGCAAATGAGTTGAAAGGGGTAGCTTTTACGTTCATAATTGATCTCGCATATAGCAAAGCACATCGGACCTGGGGAGGGGCGGTGTGCTTTTTTGTTATCTGGTGAAAATTATTAAACCTTAGATTTAATTTTGATGCAATAGATATTTAAACCTAAGATTGAATTTATTTTAAATTTTAGATTTAATAGACAAAAGAAAACCCACCGTGGTGGTGGGTTGGTCGCTGATTTAACCTGACAAAGGTATTTTTATGAAATTAGATCAGATACTAAATATGCAAATGTTTATTAGCATGGTAACAATACTTGTGAATATTGCCATTTGGTTCACATTTTAAAGAGAGTTCTTATGTGTGAAATAAAGTTGACGAGAGCTGGTCTGTTAATTAGCTTAATACCTCTAATCACCTCAATTGCTTTACTTGTTAAGAGGGTGCTACTGGTGGATATGTCATGAAAATCAAAAACAAACGTATAGTAAATTTTGTGCTTAGTTTTATCTCAATGTGCTCTGTTATCGTTACTCTCATTTTAGTATTGCAACAACACCAGTGACTGCAGCAATTAAGGCCAGCAGCACCCCAACATAAGCAGTCCAATGCGGTTTGCTGGATTTTTTAATCTGTCTTGATGTCAATTCATAGCTTATAGCTTGTAGAAGTGGTGCTGGGATAATTCCGCTTCGGCCTTCACCGCTTAAAAGCATCATTAACTCGTCATCTGAAAGTTGCTTGATTTCTTCTAGCGTTAATTTAACTTTGGGAGGCCTATATTTTTTAGCGGAATCAGGAATAACTACTTTAGGTATCTTATACATATATTCTCTACCGATATGGTTTAAAGCACTGTGTCGGGTCACGGTTTCAATTAAACAAAAAGCTGAATCCGCTTAAATTCTTTATTAGCCTCAATATGACTTCTATAAAATTTATCTTTATCTTCTGAATCAACAAACTCTTTGAATGTGGTTGCTTCAAGAAGTCTGTAAATAAACCTTTCACCTGTTCTAAGCACTACCGTCAACAAGAAGTGTTGATAAAGAACATGGCTGATATTACGGGAGTTAACTTCAATTTTTTGCATATTGTGGATTCCACTTCATTTCCTAATATTCCTCCAACCCTAAACTAATCTTTTTTATTAAATTTCCTGCTGCCCTGAAAACTCAATTCTTGAAATGAAATCAATAGGCAAGGCCAGCTTTTCACCAACAATAGTTTCGAAGTGAATCCATATACCTGCAGCTTCATTTTCAAAATTCACACTGATTATCTTTACTAAGTTGTAAGGCTCCGCAGCCCCCATCATGATGATATTGAAGCGGTGATCTTCACGAACATAAGAAATAAGCATCTGATGAATTGCCATTTGTTCAGTGCTTGTTAGATGCCTGTATTCGTAAAGTTCTGGTGGCATATATTTTTTATTCATTACGAATCTTACCTCATCAACTTCTTCTTATTTACCTTTTCAAGTGCTGTACTTTTCTAGAAAATCATCAACCCAGCCTTGCGCTTGCTCCAAATTACTTATATCTGATAGTTTTAAATTAGTACCTTCAGCTTCATTAAATCCTTCGATTATAGCCTCAAAGATATTTGCTTCATTAATGACCTCACATGCCATTTCAGTAGCGTCATAACTTTGCTTGGCTTTTTTAAGTGAGGCTATTTGTTTTTCAATACCTTCGCCAATTTTACCTAATGCTAATTTGAACTCTTGGCGATTAATCGTTAGCGCAGTTTTGGATTTATTAAGTGTTGCGATCATAATACCCTCTTTTCTTTAAAAATTAATTACTTAGCTCGCCTAAATTTCACCATCATAAGAATGAGAAACATATTTACCAATGATGCCAATATGCTCCAAGTCTTGCGGCTCAACGATCTCTCTTTCATAGCTAGGATTATCACTATCAATAATCAAGGCTCCGTCATATCTACGAGATAATCTTTTGATTTTTAGTTCATCACCATACCTGATTGCATACACCTTTCTGTTCTGAACTTGCTCTAGTCTATTAACAGACTTGTCGATAATTACAACGCTGCCGCTTGGTATCCTTGGTTCCATACTGTCACCATCAACATCCACTTCTACAAGATTTTTAGGTGAAACTTTTTTCTTATGAAACCACTCCATGCGTTGTGCGCATCCCGTCATCCTGGTTGTTGGCTCAAATTCAACCAGTCGGCCATTACCTGCGGAAAACTTGACGTCTACATGCGGAATAATCATAAAAGAATTAGGATCGAGGTCATCCGGTGCTTCCCATGCCATAACTGGCCTATATGCATCAGCATTCTCAGGATTGTCAGCCAACTCGATCATTGATCCAGAACCATCTAGCAACCATCCGGCACTTACTCCAGTTAAAGCCGCTAGCTCTTTCAGGGTTTCCTTACCAATTTTCCCCTTTTTCCAGTTAGATGCAGCTTGAGCTGATAGTCCCAATTTGAGAGATGCTGCTGACCATTTTAGATTTGCATAATCAAGTGCTGCTTGGATGCGTTCAGCTATAGATTCCATAATCATTAATAAAATAAACCTTTGGTTTAAAATTCTATTGGAAATTTAAAAAAATAGAAGCAATCATGGATTGTATTAAAATTAAACCTATGATTTAATTTTGGTGAAATCAATTAAAAGGGAGATTTAACTTTGAATCCCATTAAATATGCTTTTGATGCTGTTGGTGGTCGATCTAAAGCAGCAGCGTTACTAAACCGTACATACATGGCCATGAGCAAGATGGAAAAACGAGGGGTATTACCAAGAACTGAATATACGGGCGAAACCAAATATGCCCAGATACTTGCAATTAATAGCGGTGGAAAGTTTACGGCTGAATGGCTACTTGAGAATGCTAAGCCAGAGTCGTCTATAGCATAACTGACCTCATGAACAAATATCAGTTTAGGAACAACCATGACCAAACAAAAGCCAAGTGCAAAAAAGACGGTGTGCATGCCGACACATTTATCTGAGCCTGTAGCTGAGCATGTGGCAAGGGAAGCATATGAACGAGGCTGGTCTAACAGCCAGTATTTAAGATGGTTAGCCATTCTGGATATGAAGCGTTGTGAAGATGACAAGAATCTTATGTCACAGGTATCTGGAATACCCAGAGAACGTTTTGATTTATATGAACAAAGAAAACAATCCGTTCGGAGAGAACGCAATAAAAAAGCCTGATGGTCAAGATCAGGCTTCTTAATTCACAAATTTAGGAACCCATGAATATGCAAACTAATTTATCAAATCAAACGTCCAAACACAACTTACAAGAGTTTTTAGTGGGTGATGTAGTGGTACTTACTGAAGAGTGCCGTAGTTTTAAATCAAATGATTTGTTTGAAGTCAAAAATAAAACCTTGACTAGTTTATGGACCATCAAATCAGAGAATCATTTGATTCTGGTTTCTTCAAAAGAAATCCGCACAGCAACAGTTGCTGAACTTAATGCCAAACGCCGACTAACAAGCGCTGAGCAAGCATTAGCGGAGGTGTCATGAGTACCTCTGAACAACAACAAAAGAATATTCAATCCTGGCATGAACCAGCATTAAGAACTTTGTCTGGTTTGTTGAAAAAACGAAAGGAAAATTTAGCTCGTCAAAACCGTGATGTAAATAACGCTGCCGTAACACGTGATGAGTTTATGCAAGCTTTGGTGGATCAACACGGAAAGCATGGTCTTTATCTGGTCCATGCTGGTCAAATCATTTCAAGTTTATATCGGGCTAAACGGATCCGTTATTTGGGCAGCACTTTTATTCAGATGAATGAAGGCGGTGAAGCATGAATACATTTGTTGATGCTACACGTTCTTTCAGAACTCAGTTTGATCTGAATTTCTCGGAAAAAATCATTGTTGATTTCTTTGCGGGCGGCGGTGGTGCAAGCACTGGTTTAGAAATGGGCTTAAACAGACCTGTTTATGTTGCTGTAAATCATAACCCTAAAGCTATTTCTATGCATGAAGCTAATCACCCCCATGCTAAGCATTATGTTCAAGATGTATTCGCAGTAGATCCAGTTGAAATATGCGATGGCTATCAAGTGGGTTGGTTTCATGCAAGCCCAGACTGTACACATCACTCGCAAGCCGCTGGTGGTCAACCACGTAAAAAAGAAATACGCGACCTTTCATGGGTGGTTCTTAAGTTCGCAGGCAAGGTTAAGCCCGACGTTATTAGTTTGGAAAATGTTGAGCAGATCCTTAATTGGGGTCCACTTATTGCTAAACGCGACAAGGTCACTGGACGTGTTATTACTTTAGAAAAAATCGAAGTGAACGGTAAAAAGGTGCATCGAGTTGCAGAACCTGGTGAACATGTACCAAGAAATAATCAGTTCTTAGTGCCAGATCCAAGAAAGAAGGGTAAAACTTGGCGCCACTTTGTGCGTAGTCTTCAACGACTTGGTTATGTTGTGGAATGGAAAAAGATTATAGCTGCTGACTATAGCGCTCCAACAATACGTAAACGTTTGTTCATGGTTGCACGTTGTGATGGACAATCAATCGTTTGGCCAGAAGCTACGCATGCAAAAAAACCTAAACGTGGTCAGAAAAAATGGCGTGAAGCAGCTGAGTGCATTGATTTTAGTGATTTGGGTAATTCTATCTTTGATCGCCCAAAACCTCTTGTTGATGCGACTTTGAGACGTGTTGCAAGAGGAATGAAAAAACTCGTACTTGATGCCAAAAAACCATACATCGTAAAAAATGCAGCACCATTTATTGGGCGTGACTTTAATACGAGTTTTGGTCATGCAATCTCCGAGCCATTAGGCACAACAACTGCTGGATATGGTGGACATAGTTCTCTAATCAGCCCAATCTTAGCTCCATTTTTAACAGAGTTTGCAAATGCATCACACCAACGGAATTGGGGCATTTTCGAGCCCTTAACAACGATATGCGCTCAAGTTAAGGGTGGTCATCATGCGTTAGTGGCACCAATGCTTGTACATGTAGGACATGGCGAAGGAACACCTGATAACCCACGATGGAGCCAAGGTTTTGACTGCATTAGTCAACCTTTAGGTACAGTAACAGCATCAGGTGCTCAACGTAACTTAGTTACAGCCTACATGATGCAGGCTAACGGTGGATTTAACGAAACGGCAGGTCACGATTTACGTGAACCGTTAACGACAATCACAAATAAAGGAAGCCAGCAGCAGTTAGTTACTGCGGAATTGAGTAAAGAAAATATTGATGGTGCTTTGCGTGTCGCGGCTTTCTTAATCAATTACTACGGAAACGGCGATGCCCGCGACATTACTGCACCCATCGACACCCTAACTACTAAAGACCGACTAGCTCTTGTAACTGTTTGGGTTAAAGGAGAACCATGGGTAATTGTGGATATAAAAATGCGCATGCTTTATCCACGTGAGTTGTATACAGCCCAAGGATTTCCACAGTCTTACATTATTGACCGTGGACACGATGGAAAGCCATTAACTAAGACTGAACAAGTCCATATGTGCGGCAATAGTGTTTCACCAGAGCCTATGGCCGCAATTGCCAGAGCAAATAATCCATTTATTACGCAACAAATTAAGGGGGCCGCATGAATTATTACCAACACCATATTGGTGACTTTAACAATGCGACTCGCCACCTCAGTTTAATTGAGCGTGCGATTTACCGTGACTTATTAGACATGTATTACGACACGGAGAAGGCGATTGATGCAACAAGCATTGATCGTTTAGCACGTCGTTTGCAATGTACTACCGAAGAGCAAAAAGAAGCTCTCAAATATGTACTTGATGAGTTTTTCATTCTTGAAGAAGGTGTTTATCGCAATAATCGTTGTGAACGAGAAATTGCTGAATACCACGGGAAAAAGAAACAAGCGAGTGAGGCTGGTAAAGCGTCTGCTGCAAAACGTGCAGCGAAAAAGAAAGGTTCGTCCAACAGTGGTTCATCAAAAGATGATCAATCGTCTAACGAAAATTCAACGGTCGTTGAAAATCCGTTAAACGAAGAACAAACGGGCGTGCAACCAACCAATAACCATAAACCATTAACCATTAACCAAGAACCAATTATTGATAGTAGTAGTAATACGCGTGGAGAAAATTCGCAATTAACTCCAATTCAATTTGCTCAGTATCAGATCGATGATCACAAACGCTATTCAATGCGTGAATTCATTTCTGAATACAGCGAGTTTCAATACGATTTCATCTCACTTGCTCAACAAAGATTTGTTTCGGTACCTGAAATCGACTTGAGAACCATGATTCAAAACTTCGGTGACTGGTACTTTGCAAATGAATCAAGCTCGTTGAATACACCAAGCATCTGGTTGGTTAAGTGGTTCTCTTGGGTTCAAAACAACGAGAAACAAGTTGCTGCTAACCGCAAGAAACAAGAGCAAATCACTTCAACCGGTCAAAAACCAGAAGAGTCGGGTTACTTCGCTAATCTTTTTGAAGAACAGAGCGAATCTCAAATCGTGGATGTAACCCCAGCAAAAAAGCTTCCAATGATTGAGGAGGTAGGTCATGCATGAGATTACCTTGAACGAAGTGCGTCAATTAATCGCTTCTCTTCGCACTGTTTACGCTGCTCAGTTCAATAAGCAATTTCCAGCAACAGGCGAAAGTGCAATTCCTCTGTCAGTAGTTGAGCAAATCGCACTTAAAACACTGGTTGGCGTTCAACAAAACCAATTTAACAACGCACTTGCTCGATTACTTACAGCAGGTGGACGTTTTATGCCGTCATTTGCTGAGTTTCGCACCTGGTGTATTGGTGAAAGTTGGATGTCTCCAGAGGAAGCTTGGTCACGTGCATGTAAGTTTACGACTGACAGTACCGTGGTTATTACACAAATTACAAAATATGCATTAGACGAAGTGATGTATTTGATCGAAGCCGGCCAAATGCGAGCAGCTCAAGATAATTTCTTCGGAACCTACAACGTGATGGTGGCTAAAGCTCAATTGAAAGGTCGTCAGCAAGAGTTTTACATACCGCCGCTACAACTAGAGCATAAAGAACCTGAACACGTTCCTGTGAGCAATGACGAGGCTCAGAAGCATCTCAAATCATTGATGGAAAGATTAAAAATCAATGGTCGTAAACCTGCACCAGTTCAAAAACTTGAGGCTAAGGAAAAAGAGCCTGAGCTTATAAAAGAGTTGGGCCCTGATCCTTTCGATAATCCACACGAATACGCAGAGATGTGCCGTCGGGAGGGGATGCCGATTCCTAGAAATATTCTTCAGCTAATTGATGGGGCGAATATATGAATAAATTCGAGATTTTAGCGTGGGGTTTACTCATTTCATTTTTTACAGCAGCTATTAGCGGTGCGGTGGTTTTGTGGTGGTTGGCAAGAAAGGAGACGTTTGAAGAATGAGTTCAATGAGCCTTGCAGATTACCGCGCAACATGTCCGAAAGCTCAAAAAGTTAAAAAGGGTCGAAACAAGTTTAATGCTTCGAAAATTAAATTGGATGGAATGACTTTTGACAGTACTAAAGAATACAAACGGTATATCGAGCTAAAGGCTCTACAACAACGAGGTGAAATTAAAGAATTGCAGCATCACACAAAATTTGAATTGGCACCGAAGACAAAATTAGAAGGGGAGAAACGAGCTAAACCAGCACTTAGATATTTTGCTGATTTTACTTACTACCTCATTAATGGCGAATTCATTGTTGAGGACGTTAAATCCGTTGCAACACGTAAATTGCCGAGTTACCGCAATAAAAAGCATTTGATGAAAACTGTACACGGCATTGATGTTAGAGAGATTTGAGGAGTGTTTATGACCGATATTGAAACAATAGGTTGGACTGTAGATAAGAAGTTTTTCATATTGAAAATAAATATGAATGCATTTTTGAGTACAGATGAGTTTGATGCTTTGGCTGTGATTTATGGAGGTAAATACGGTCAGGAATTTTCTGGTTGTCAGTTTAAGGGAAAGCTCGCCGTTATGTGTGGGGATGTAGTTTATATAAATCCTTGGTCTCTTGATCATGAATTAAGTGTAGACGAACCAATTGAGGAACTGCTTTTCAGTGAGTTCCAAAAGCATTTGAATAATTAACGAATTGAATAAGGTGGTGAATATGAAGTCTACAGTTGTAATGGATTGGTCAAGATTTCAAATATTTGAATGGTTCGTGAGTGGCGCTAGTCTGAAGTCACCATCTTATGGCGCTGCAAATGTTAGATGTACAGATGGGAGGTCTATAGACTTTCAAGATAAATTAGGGGTGGTGGCTGCTATGGGTGATCAACTTACAAAATCAGTTGCAATGGTCATTATGACCGAAGGTAAATCACAACAGGATTATGAGTACGTTAGGAATCACCTGGCGAAAATCATGATGGATGGAGCCAAAAAGGATAAAAGAAGAGAGCCAGAAGGAATTGCTATTTATCATTTAGCCTGGCTAATTGCCCGTATAGTTATTGACTATGCTCTAGATCCTGAATTAGAAAATGGGCACAAAGATCCAGGGCGTTTAGTTTATGCCGGTATTAGAAGTTTTCAGATGAATCCTGATGTATATCGCCAAACTTGGAAGCGGTATGAAAAATTGATGGTAGCTGCATTAGAAGAAGAAATTAAAAAAGCCTCTAAAATTGCTAGACGTTACAAGGAAGAAACTCTAAATGAAGTTCGAAATTAGTTTCCATTTTTACGTTAACTAAGGTATAGTTTTATTAAATTGGTCGAAGTATAAATTTGACCAGCTTAAATTTAAAAGCTCATCTAAATAGGTGGGCTTTTTTATTGCCCTTATAAAAGCTCGGATCCTTACGGAGACCGAGTTTTTTTATTTTTAATATTACTTCTCTGGAGAGAATAAAAGAATTGAAACCCACGATCACGTATTTACTGATTAGCTAAAGACTGTTTGAGTAAATGCGTAGGGATGCACGAAAGACATCACAACCCATGCAGTTCATCGCGCATGGATGGGATATGCAGGAAATACATACCAGATTGGGAGTGATGTCCCGCCAAAAATTGAGATGAAAGCTGAAACGTAAAATACTGTGCCCATCCAGTGGTTTTATAAAGTAAGTGAGTAGCGGTAGGCCACAGTACTGTGATAGCTGTGGCAATTAAGCCCTTCATTTTTATGTCGGGCTTTTTTATTTCTTTAATATATTTTGGAAAAGAAAACATGACTATGACAAACGTTGAATTAGAGAATGAAATCAATGCTCTTAAAACGGAATTAACTTCTCTTAAGCAGACCGTAAATGCTAATGCTTCGGCGATTGCTGCTAATACAGCTGTAATTTCTAAAAAAGCAGATGTAACGGCGGTGAATACGATTAGTACACGAGTTACTGCTGCTGAAGGAAGCATCACAAGCCAAGGCAGTTCAATCACTACTTTGAATAATAGCTTAATGGCAGTTCAGACACGCGTAACTGCATTAGAAAATAAATAAAAAGGGTTTTAAAAGTTTGCCGTGTAAATTTTGGCACAAACGGCCCCTCTAAATAATGGTTATTGGAGGGACTTTTTCTTTTGGAGACATATAAATGCGTATGCGTCGATTAATGTTAGCTGCAGCAACAGGATTAATGGCTTTTAATTTTAGTGCTTTAACAGCTATGGCTGCTGCTATGGGTGAAGCTTCACCATTTGTAAATAAATTAAACAGTGTGAAAAACAAGCCCAATAAATTAAGCCAAAAGAAAAAACGCCTTATTGCGCGTCGTCTCAACAAACATAAGTGAGCAGTATATGGATAAAAACGAAGGTAAAAAAACCTTGATAAAGTTTCCTTAGAATTGGAACGTTATCAAAACTTATCACGTATAGGTCTAACCCGTGATGAGATGTTAGTTATCGATAGAATAATTCTTCGTTTAAAAACACAGGTCAAAAATTTACGGACTTCTTTGTATGGACACTAAAGATTATTTTTGGCTAACAAGAAAAAAAGAGCCCAAAACAAAACCTAAAAGCAGACCATTGCCTAAGGCTACACAAAAGTATTTAGAGGCTGAGGCAACTCTAAAAGAAGAATTAACAGATTTGGCTATTGGCTTTGAAAGCAAGTTTCAACCCATTCATACCAAACATTGGCGCTTTGATTTCCATATTGTGAAATTACGCTTGTTGATTGAAATTGAGGGCGGGCCTTGGTCTGGTGGACGTGGTGGAAAGTTGGCTAATAAAGCATGGAGTCTCGACCGATACGACCAGGCTGAAGAGTTGGGGTATAGGATTGAGCGCTACCATCCAGATGTAGTTTTATCTGGCTATGTAATTAACTTGATCAAAGAAAGATTGGCGAGAATTGAAGATGGAACAGATCAGACCATTTCCACCAACTGATTTTATTGATCAGGCTGAAGAAGAGGAAGCAATCCGTTTAATACCGGCACCAGATTTAAAGAAATGGGTTGTTGCTAATTTTCTTACACTCGGTGGTCCTCTACATAACCCGGACCATGACCATATCGCTGAGCTGCTTCATGACAATGAAGAGTTTCTAGCATTTGCATGGGCATCTTCTGCATATACGCGAGCTAAGCGTATGGTGTTAGGCCAATGTGAAAAGGTTATGTTTCAACAAGGTGGATGGAAGAAAGCTCGCCAAGAACAACAAATGCGGGATTGGTTCGGATTTGTACCGACTTACTTAATCACTATAGATGCAACTTTCTGCGATAAAGCTAATGATAGCGAGTTCTGTGCTTTGCTAGAACATGAGCTTTATCACATCGGTGTAGAGCGAGACTCGGACGGTGAGATTGTTTACAGTGATCATAGTGGCTTACCAAAGCACTATTTAGCTGGTCATGATGTGGAAGAGTTTATCGGTGTTGTTAAACGTTGGGGCGCAAGTGAAAGCGTTAAGCGTCTTGTTGAAGTTGCAAAGAACCCGCCGTTTGTAACTGAGCGTGACATATCAAAATGCTGCGGGAACTGTGTAATCAATTGAGCCTAATGGCTCTTTTTTTTGCCCATTTTGTTATACGTAGTTATACGGTGAGGAAGTTATGGCAACACTAAAAGAGCCTGTGAAAATCTTTATAGTTCAGTCTCTTGCTTGTCGTGACACACCTCAAGAAGTAGCAGAACTCGTAAAACAAGAATTTGGCGTTGATATTGATCGCGTTCAAGTTGCAACTTATGACCCAACTAAGGCTGCTGGTAAGAATTTAAGTAAAAAGTATATCGAGCTATTTGAGAAAACCAGAGATGAGTTTGACAAGGGTTTAGTTGATATTCCAATTGCCAATAAGTACTACCGTCTGAAGCAATATCAAAGACAACTTGATAGAACGCGAAATGTTAAAACAGCGTTAAAAATTCTAGAGCAGGCTGCAAGAGACATCGGTGGACAATTCACGAATCGACAAGAAATAACCGGTAAAGACGGCGGTCCAGTTCAAACGGTCAATTCTGATATTCCTGTTCCAATGGAAGAGTACTTAAAAGCACGGAGGGAGGTCGTAGATGAGTACTGATGCGGCTCGGGATAAAGTCATCAGGATCGAGGCGCAAGAAGATTTATATTTCTTCACGAGGTACATGTTTAAGGAGCGCCGTGGTTATAAATGGATGCAGAACTGGCACCACTTAGAAATCTGCGAAGCTTTGATGAAAGTTTATCGTGGTGAAATCAAGCGGTTAATTATTAACGTTCCCCCGCGTTATTCTAAAACTGAAATTGCTGTAATTAATTTCATGTCTTGGTGCTTTGGTAAAAATCCAGACTCTGAATTTATTCATATCAGTTATTCGGCCATGCTTGCTGCAAATAACGCATTTCAGACTCGCAACTTGGTTCAAGAAAAGGCTTACAAAAAGGTCTTTCCTGATCTTAAATTACGTGATGATAGTAAGGCTAAGGATTTCTGGCGTACAGCTGCAGGTGGTGTCTGTTATGCAACTGGTACAGGCGGTACCATTACAGGTTTTGGTGCAGGCAAAATGCGTGAAGGCTTTGGTGGCTGCATCATTATTGATGACCCGCATAAAGCTGATGAAGCCAAATCAAAAACTATCCGTGAAGGTGTGATTGACTGGTTTCAAAATACACTCGAGTCACGTACTAACTCGCCAGATACGCCGATCATTGTGATTATGCAGCGGCTTCATGAAGAAGATTTAGCGGGCTGGTTATTAGGTGATAGAAAAGACGGCGTTCCTGTAGCTGGTGGTAACGGTGAAGTGTGGGAGCATCTATGTCTTTCAGCTATTCAAGAGGACGGATCCGCACTGTGGCCAGCAAAACACAATATTCAAAAATTGAGGCAAATGGAGCAAGCTGCGCCGTATGTTTTTGCCGGGCAATATCGACAAATGCCATCACCGCCAGCAGGCGGTTTTTTTAAGCCTGACAATATTGAAATTGTGGATGCTTTACCTGCTGACATTGTGAAGCAAGTAAGGGCTTGGGACTTTGGTGCAACTGAGAATGAAGGCGACTTTACAGCAGGTGTTAGAGAGGCTTTGGGGGCAGATGGCTTTACCTATATTGTCGATGTAACCAAAGGGCAACTTGGTCCTGACAATGTCAATAAACGCTTAAAACAAGTAACAGAGTTGGATGGGATGGGCGTAACGGTAAGGATCCCTCAAGATCCTGGTCAAGCTGGTAAATCACAAGCCAGTTCATTCGTAAAACTTCTCGCAGGTTATGACGTAAAAGCTAAACCTGTTTCAGGTGACAAACTCACACGGGCTCAGCCTTTTGCGGCTCAAGTTAACGTGGGTAACGTCAGAATGTTGAGAGGGGATTGGAATAAAGAATTTATTGAAGAGCTTCGAAATTTTCCGAATGGAACGCATGACGACCAGGTTGATGCTGGTTCAGATGCATTTAATGAATTGAATGGAGGTTTTGAAGCCTTCTTTGCTGATATGGGATTTGCTCGATGAGTGACGTAACTTTTAAACATCCTGAGTATGTTAAAAACTTGCCATACTGGCAGAAGCTAGATGATGTATGTGAAGGTGAGGATGCGGTAAAGGCTAAAGGTGAGAAATATTTGCCAAAGCCTAATGCACATGATAAGTCACCTGCAAATAAGAGTGCTTATGAGGCTTATCGTACCCGTGCAGTTTTTTATGAAGTTACAGGTACAACATCAAATAGCTTAGTAGGTGCTGCTTTTGCCACAGATCCAAGCTTTAAGTTTCCATCTCAACTTGAGCATTTAGAGCGCAATGCTAACGGCGCAGGCTTAAGTGCTTATCAATTAGCTCAAACAGGTATACGACACTTATTGAAGCATTACCGCTGTGCTCTATATGTAGACTATCCAGCAGTTACACAAGCTCGAAATCTTGCTGAGTTTAAACAACAAAAAGCCTATCCTATGATTCACATATTGAATGCCATTGATGTGATCAATTGGGATTCAATGATGATCGATAACCAGAAAAAGCTTTGCTTAGTGGTCATTCGTGAATTTACTTCTGAACGTGGAGCTGATGGCTTTAGTAAAACAGAGGTTGAACAGTACCGGGTTCTTCGTTTAGAGCCTGACAGTGAAGGAAATTACATCTATTCAGTACAGGTTTATACCAAAAGCGATAAGGGCACATGGGTAGGAGGAGAAAAGAAATTCCCAACAGATTATAACGGTGATTTCTGGTCCTATATTCCATTCACTTTTGTGGGGGCTATTGATAACTCTGAGGAGATTAAGAAGCCCCCATTGTTACCATTAGCTAATCTCAATTTAGCTCACTACAGAGACAGTGCGGACTTTCAAGAGTCCGTTTTTTATATGGGGCAGCCTCAGTTTTATGCAAAAGGGGTTAGTTGGGCTTGGTACGATGAAGCCAAAAAGCGTGGCATTTATATCGGTGCAAAAGTTCTTTTACCTTTACCTGAAAACGGTGATTTGGGGATTGTACAAGCAGATCCAAACACATTGGCTCGGGAAGCTATGAAGGATAAATGGGACCAGATGAAAGAAATGGGTGCTCGTTTAATTGAAAAGGGTTCAGCAGCTAAAAAGACTGCAACTGAATCAAACAGTGATGACGCCGTGCAGCATTCCGTTCTTTCATTATGTGTTGTGAATATGAATGAAGCCCTTTCTATGGCTTTACGATGGGCAGCAAAGTTTGTAACGCCTAATGTTGATGTTCTGACTAAAGATGAACTAATGTTTGAAATCAGTCAGGAATTCAATAAGCAAGGTTATCTCGCTGAACTTGCACGTCAATTATTTGAAGCAGCATTACAAGGACGTTCTTCATTTAAATCTTGGTGGGAATATAACCAGACTGGAATGTTCCCTAAACAAAAATATGAAGAAGAACTGGTTAATGTCGAATCCGAAAAAGACGGAACAGTGAATCTATAGGTAGGTTGATATGGCTAAAGATAATAAAAATCTTTTGGAAGTACTCACTCAACACCAGGCTTATCTTTATCGGACTTCTTCTCAATCAGTAAATGAATTATTGGGTTTGTTCAATGATGATACGAGTGCGATGCTATCAAAGCTTCGTGATTTACTGGATGAGCTTAGTGATTCAGAAAAGATTGCTTTAGCTGGAGGCAAATACACAACTTCAAATCTAAAGGAAATTAGAGATTTAATTACCCAATGGTTTGGCAGTTTAAATACAAGCCTACCTGAAGTATTCGCCGTTTCAGCTACGGCAATGGCCGTTTATGAAGCCAGTTATATGGCCAAGTTGTTCGGCGGAAAGATAAATAAACCTGACGGAGAAAAGCTTTACTCTGCAGCTAAAAAGGTTCCACTTACAGGCGGTGCACTTGTTGATGATCTTCTATCAAGAATTGCTGAGAGTGCCCGTCAAAAAGTTGAATATGCAATTCGTGACGGAATCAATACCGGTAAAACGAATCAGGAAATTGTTCAGCGTATTCGCGGTACCAAGCGGCTTAATTATGAAGATGGAATCTTAAATGGTACCAAGACAGATATTGATCGCACTGTTAGGACTGTACGAAGTCATGTGGCCAATCAAGCTTATCTGAAAAGCTTTAATCAATTAGGCTTTGAATATGTGCGCTTTGTTAGTGTTCTAGATGGAAGAACATCGAAGCTATGTGCATCACTAGATGGTTCAATTTGGGAAATAAACGACCCTGCCAAACGTGTACCGCCGTTGCATCCTCATTGCCGCAGTATTCTGGTACCAGTTGAAAAAGAAGGGAAGCTTCCGGGGGAGCGTCCGTTTGTGATGGATGAGCGCAAAGTCAAGGATATTCCAAAAGATGAGCGTAGTCAGTTAATCGGGCAGTTGGATGCAAACACTACATTTAAAGAATTCTTTAAAAAGACCGATGACTTTTTTCAGAAAGAGTGGCTAGGGCCAAATCGTTATAAGCTCTTCAAAGAAGGAAAGTTTGATTTTGAAAAGTTTTTCGATCCAGAAGGGCGACTTTACACACTCGACCAACTTCGGAAGTTGGATGAACAAATGTTTAAGAGGTTGGGATTATGAAACAAATAACCATGAGTGAGGCGCAATATGTCCTCAGCACAAATCTTATTCTATTGCCATTTGTTCGAAAGATAATCCCAAGATATATGGCAATTTTTGGTTATAGCTTTAAACAGCCAAAAGCACATATTCAACCTTAAATCAAATTACAACCATAGCACCTTCGAGTGCTTTTTTAATGTGAGGTCATCATGACAAAGCAACCGCAAACCCTTCAAGAGTTAGTGCAAAATGTTGAATATTTCAATGTGGACCAGCCATCACCAGATGCAGTGCCTAAACGCATTATATGCATCTTAAAACTTCACTCTGGAGTGCAAGTAAACGGCGAGTATTTAATTCCTGAAGGCTCACCAGTTGGTGATTACAATCCATTTGCACTTACAGCTGCCATTGAGAACTTAAAACAGCTCGGATTTGAAATTATTGAACCACCTACAGAGCCTCAAGTAATCGAAGGTGAGGCGGTTGAGATTGGCCAGAATGTACATGAACCATCACTTAAAGCGGTTGAATCACCAAAAATTGAAAGCTTGGAATCCCGTGTAACTGTCACAGGTGCTGGTGTTAGCACTTATGATGCTCATAATGCAAAGCTTCATTCTATTGAAGTATTGACCTCACTTTTAAAAGCTCCTCGAGTAAATCCCAAAGTTTTAGACGCAGCAAATACAAAGCTTGTTAATCTTATCGAAAAGCTTTAATCATCAATGCTAATTGGATGAAAATTAGGAGTAAGAAATGCCAAATACTGAAAATCAAACAGAACTAGAAATCCAAAGTAAAGGTTTAGATGCGCCACGCTTAGCACCTAATAATATTGATGCCAAAATTAAGTCAGAAGAGTTTCACTCACTACCTCACAATATTACGGTTTGTATTCTTGTATTAGAAAATGGCTATAAAGTTACTGGGTTAAACCATGCAAGTGTGAGCCCGGAAAATTTTGATGCAGAAATGGGGCGGAATCTTGCCTATCAAGATGCGCGTCGAAAAATATGGAAGTTGGAAGGCTACCTTCTTAAAGAAAAGTTATACCAGGCACAACTCGATAGTTAGTTTTAAAAATTAACAGAAATGAAGCGTCCATAAGGGCGCATTTTTTATGCCTGCCGAAAGTGGATGCAGACGGCGAAACCGGGTGGATGCCCATTTTGAAAATATAGGTTGGATGACCAATGAAACTTAAAACAGTAACGATCGACGGTAAGGTATATGCGGAAGTAGAGGGTGATAAACCTATCTATGTTCATGATGATGGTAAAGAGATGCCACATGATGCCGCTCACTCTGTAGCAACTATTGCACGTTTAAACAATGAAGCAAAAACGAACCGTGAAGCGAAAGAAGCGGCAGAAAAAGCTCTAAAAGCTTTTGAAGGGATCGATGATCCAGTGGCAGCTAAGAAAGCAATTCAGACAATGCAAAATCTTGACGATAAAAAGCTGGTGGATGCTGGTGAAGTTGAGAAAGTGAAAGCTGAAGCTATCAAAGCTGTTGAAGATAAATACGCTCCAATCGTTCAACAACGTGATGCACTTGAAGCTTCTTTACATAAAGAGCTTATCGGCGGTGGTTTTGCTCGTTCTAAGTACATTCAAGACAACATTGCAGTTCCAGTTGATATGGTTCAGGCAACCTTTGGTAATCACTTCAAAATCGAAGATGGCGAAGTAGTTGCCTACGACCAAAAAGGCGAAAAGATTTATTCCCGCGTCCGCCCTGGTGAACTTGCAAATGTTGATGAAGCTTTAGAGTCCTTGGTTGGTGGATACCAGCATAAAGACTTAATCCTTAAAGGTGGTAAAGGAAATGGCGGTGGTTTCCAAAGCGGGGGCAAAGGTGGAGCACCTGCAGGTATGAAGCGCAGCGAGATGTCAGTATCTCAAAGAGCAGATTACATCAAAGAACATGGCCAAGAATCCTTCCTAAAACTACCGAACTAATTATTAAACATTTGGAGATAAGTCGTTATGACTACAACAGTTAATTCAGACATGATCATCTACAACCAATTGGCACAAACTGCTTATTTAGAGCGTTTGCAAGACAATTTGAATGTCTTTAATGAGGCATCAGCTGGAGCGATTCTTTATAAAAATGAAATCATTGAAGGCGATTTTAATAAAGAATCATTTTATCGTGTTGGCGGCAGTATCAAGCACCGTGATGTGAACTCTAATGCTAAAGTTAACCATGAAAAAATTGGCGCTGGAGAATCTGTAGGTGTGAAAATTCCGTTTAAATACGGTCCTTATGCATCTACTGAAGAAGCTTTTAAGCGTCGTGCTCGTACACCTGAAGAGTTTGCAATGATTCTTGGTTATGACTTGGCAGATGCTTTAGTTGCAGGGCGTTTACAGTACAGCTTGGCTTCATTAAAAGCTGCGATTACAAGCAATCCTGATATGGTAGCAAAAGGAAGTATTGCAGTAGACGGTCGAAAAGCATTAACACGTGGGATGCGTAAATTTGGTGACAAGTTTGGGCGTATCGGTTTGTGGGTAATGAACTCAGACACCTATTTCGATATTGTAGATGATGCTATCACTAAGCAGATTTATGGAGAATCTGAAATCGTTATTTATGGCGGTTTACCAGGTACTTTAGGTAAACCTGTACTTGTAACTGACGCCGTAGGTGATAACGATGCTTTTGGCTTGCAGTACGGAGCAGTGACTGTAACAGAGTCGCAAGTACCGGGCTTCCGAGCATACGACATCAATGATGAAGAAAACTTTGCTATTGGTATGCGTGCTGAAGGTACATTTAACCTAGATATTCTTGGTTATAGCTGGGATACAACGAAAGGTGAGAATCCAGATCTTACTTTGCTTGGTTCAAGTGCCAACTGGAAGAAACATGCAGCCAGCAACAAAATGACCGCTGGTACATTGCTTGATTTATCTGGGACAGCAATAACTGGTTAATACGAATCTTTTCCATAAGGGGGCCTTTAAGCCCTCTTTTTTTATTTTTAAGAGTAAAGTGCCATGAAGCTAATCTATACACGTATTGCTGCAGCAGCTGCGTTAGAAGTAGGGACTATTGCAAACCCTGACTATTATGAATATCCAAATCGAAGTGCTGAAGAAGTAATCATTTATGGTGACTATCCAAAAATCCAGAATGACTATGAAGCTTTAGATATTCCAGTTGAAATTCGCAAATTGGAAGAACCTGTAAAAACGACTTTGGCCACAGTAAATGTTGCAGTGGGAATTACTCCAGAGCTACAAGAGGTCATTGATCAAGCAAAAGCTGACTGTGAAAAAGTTGTTGAGGAAAACGGGCAACTTAAACAGAAAATCGAAATCTTGGAACAGGCAAGTGGTGATAGTTCAGAGTTAATTTCAGAAAACTCACGTTTAAAAGATGCTTTACTCCAAGCTGACAATGCTACTAAAGCGGCTGAAGGAAAGGTAGTTAGCATCCAAGCAGAATTTGATGCTTTTAAAAATGATGTTGCTGCTATGCATGCGCGTATTGCTGAATTGGAAGCTGGAAAAGCGTCAGAAAATCCAGCAACAGAAACGTCGACAAATGATTTTGAAAATTGGTCTAACGATCAATTAAAAGAATATTTGGCAAGTAAAAACATTGGCTATAAGCCAACTGCTTCAAAAGCAGAATTACTTAAGTTGATCCCAAAGGAATAATGAAATGAGCTTTATTACTGTAGATGACGCAAATTCAATTTTGGGCAGCGATTTTGCACCAGGCAGTGATAAAGCTCGTCTGGTTCAACTTGCAAATGTTTGGATGAAAAAGCGAATTGGATTTGTGCCGGATCCTATAGATTCACTTCTTAAAGATGCTGCTTGTGAAATCATTAAAGGTGTTCTGGCCAAAGTAATTTATAACGGCAAAGAGCAGCTGCTGAAACGAAAGAAAGTTAAAGCTGATTCAGTAGAATCTGAGAAAGAATATCAAGAAGGTACTGAAGCGATTTCTAGCTTTGAACAGATAGCAATTGATTTTATTGATTCGCTTGATTTGAAAGATCCTGATGCAAGTTTTAACGGCTTCGGCATTCCACTTTACAGGGCATAAATAATGGGCTTACGCGATGAACTTCAGGCAGATCTTGCTGAAGCATTTAATGAAGATCTGGAGGAAACCGTTCATTCTTTTACGTGTGAAAGGATAGTCAGTACAAGCTGGAATCCTAAAACTAACACTTCTGAAAATGTAGTTGAAAATTATTCTGGTCGTGGTGTTTTGTTTGGCTCGTATAATCAGTATGAGATCCAAACGCTAGGTGTACTCGCGACTGATAACAAAGCTGTCATTCTTCAAAATGAAGTGACAATGGTACCGAAAATTGATGATGAGTGGGTTACTGGATTAGGAACATTCCGTGTAATACATATTCAACAAGATCCAGCCGCGACCATTTGGAAGTGTCAGTTACGGAGAGTGTGATGTCTTGGGTTGTATATAAATTTCATGAAAGTGTTCAAGTGGTACCTGAAGATGATTTAAGACCACACACTTTTTTTCATTGTGAATGCCATCCCAAAATTGTGGATGGCATTTTTGTTCATAATTCATTTGATGGTAGAGAGGCTACGGAAACACTCTTACCAAGCTGAGAGGATGGCCATGATTAATAACGATTATGTGCCTGAGTGGTACATATCACCGTTTCAACATGTCAAATATACACTCGCAAGAAATCAGTTGCACATGGATCTATTATTTGAGGACATGGGTGAAGCTGATCAATTTTTGGATATGGGAGCGGATGCCCAGGTTAGCACTTTTTCTAATGGTGCTTATGCAATTGTCCAGATCGGGGAGACGTCAGATAAAGATCAAATTCAAGTTTATGGATTGCTTTTACATGAAGCTGTTCATGTCTGGCAAATAGTAAAGCGGCGAATGGGTGAAAGTGAACCTAGTGTTGAGTTTGAAGCATATTCAATTCAAGCAATCGCTCAAGACCTTTTTGAAATGTACGAAGCAAGCGAGGTGAGCAATGGGGTGGACGGGGAAAAAGCCAACTAACTTTAGCTTTGATGTTGTAAAAAATGCTGAAGACCAGGTTAAGAAAATTGTAATGGATACCGTGCAATCACTTGTTGTTAGTAGTCCGGTTGATACTGGAGCTTATAGAGCATCACATATAGTTTCGATTGGATCTGGTGATTATAGCTCTCGTGGACCTGAAACAAACGCCGTTCAAGATGCAGCGATTCAAGCTGTTAAGTTTAAGCTGGGTAATTTAGTTTACATACAAAATAATAAGCCTTATGCGGAACGATTGGAAAATGGCTGGTCCGATCAAGCACCGCTGGGTATCTACAGCACTACTTTTACTTATATTACTCAAAAGTATGGTGGTTAATATGGCAATGACTTTAGAGCAGACAAGGCAGGCTATTATCGAGCGTATGCAAAGCTTTACAGGGATTGCCCAGGATAGAATCCAGTATCCAAATGCACCTGGCTTTACTGTGCCAACAAAAGGCTTATGGTGTCGTTTGACTATTGCAGGTGGACCAAGTTTTATTGCTGGGCTATCCGATCAGCCAACTACACGCCGTACAGGTAATATTTTAATTCAATGCTTTGCACGACCCGAAACAGGTGATATGGAAATCACAAATCTAAGTGATGCTTTACTTGCCCATTTTGAATATTTCAGAATCGAAAAATTAGAGTGTTTGCAGGGGCAATCGATTTATGCAGGTAAAGATACTGACTTCATTCAGTATAATTTGACTATTGGATTTAGGGTGAATTGATATGTCTTGCATGCTGACATTGGAAGAAATAGAGATTAAGCGACAAGAGTTAGAGCGCCATTTAGAATATGTAATGGGCGCAGAGTTAGACAAATGGCAAAGAGATAATCAGTTGTGTGTATCTGATGTGAATGTGCGCCTTGCAAACACTCAACCCCTTGGCTCAACCAAACATAATCTTGTTACTGGAGTAAGTGTTGAACTAGATTACAAACCTTAAATGACTGAAAAAACAAATGACCGCCGTTAGGCGGTTTTTTTTCGCCAGAAATTTAGTGGCCACCTTCGGGTGGCTTTTTTTATGCCTAACGTTTGGAGTAATAAGACATGTCGAGTGGTGCACGTCAGATAACACAAATTGCAAAAGAAACAACGATTGGTACAACGCCTTCACCTTTTGCACGTACTACCTTTGAATTTACTGAAAATGGCTTAGATGCAACAGTAACAAAGGAAGACTCAAATTCAATTACCAGTGGACGTATTGCACGTGCGTCAATGATTACTGGTGCAGAGTATGCCGGTGAATTAAAATGCGAAGCAAAATATAGCCCTTTAGTTCAAGACCTGATGGCCGCAGCAGCTTTTAACAACTGGTCATCTAATGTTTTAACTTTTGGTGGAACTCTTCGCCAAACCTTCTCTGTTTTACGCGGCTTTGACGATGTAAATGACTACCATGTTTTCCGTGGGTGCCATGTAAATACTTTTGGAATTGATATTCCTGAGGCTGGATTAATTACAATGACCTTCGGCCTAATGGCCCTTGGTCGCACAAACTTTTCTACTGCTCCAACTGGAACAATTACGGCTGCTGATAATAGCCCTAAATTATCGAATGTCTCTGTAGGAGATATTTTGATTGACGGCGTTTCTCAAGCGGGAATTTCATGCCTGACAGCTTTTACATTTAATTGGGATAATACGATGCAACTCCAACGCTGCTTGGGCGGTGGGATCAATGCACGTGCAATTTTAGAAATGCTTGCCAATGGTACAGGTTCATTTACGGCAGCTTGGTCACGTAACACATCTGATATGTATGAAAAGCAATTCACTAATAAAACGATTTCTTTAAAAGTTCCAATCACTGATGTAGATGGAAATAAATATGAAATCTTTATCCCTAAAGCGGAAATTACCGCTCCGTTACCTAGTGGTGGTACTGCAGATCTTTTAAATGCTTCTTTTGAATATAAAGTTGTGGAAATTGCCCCAACGATTACCCGTACACCAGCAGTTGTTCCTGCGCCCTAATTAATCTGATAGCAGCCTTTATGGCTGCTTTTTTTGGAGTTAAACATGGCTTTAAAAGTAAGCATTCAGACTAGTAAAACAGTTAGTAAATGGCGGGAATATGTTGATAAGGAAGGAAATGTATTAGCTGAATTTAAAATTCGTGGTATCTCATATAAGCCATATCAGGTGGCCCTTGAACGAGCAAATAACCAAATCACCTCTAAAGGTTATGATGTCAGTAAGGCTTCAAAAGAAGATAAGCTTTATCATGAGCTACTTTTAGAAGCAGCTGCATGTCACCTAATTGAGGACTGGAAAGGTGTCGTTTTTGAGGAGGAGAATGCCGAAAAAGAGATTGTCGTAACAGAGCCAGAATATTCACCCGAGAATGCAACTAAGCTTTTAAATATGGGGGATATTGGTGTTTCAATATGGCTTTATATCAGACAAGAAGCCGAAACTATCCAAAAAGAGGCGGATTCTTACAAGGATGAAGTGGTGGGAAAGTCCTCAAGCTCTACAACTGGTCAAAGTTCAACTCAGAACAAGAAGCGAGCGACTACAACCAGAAGCAAACGGCAATCGCCCAAGCCTTAAATTTGAAGAAACCAGAAGAATTTCAGAAGCCTGAATATTCATTTACCTCACATGCAATTTTATCGGCGTATAACGTTATTTCGCGCTCAAGACGTTATGAGCAAGGCATTCCTCTAGCTTTGGATATTTCATCCATATCTGCATATTGTGATCATTATGAACTGCCAGTCGATAGAGATATTTTTAACGACTGTATTTTTGTGATGGATAATATTTTTCTGGATGATTCTCACAAAAAAATGAAGCAGCCTATTAAAAAATAACTCTAGAGTTATTTACTTAAAATAACTCTAGGGTTATAATTGTCTCATCAAGTTAACAAGGTGGTAGTGTGAAAAGTCTGGATTTAATCAAAATGATTGAAGCAGACGGTTGGTATCAAGTTAGGGTTACAGGAAGTCATCATCACTTCAAACACCCTACTAAGAAGGGACTGGTTACAGTTCCACATCCTAAAAAGGATTTACCAAGCGGAACTGTTAAAAGCATTTTGAAACAAGCAGGTCTTCATTGACCTGCTGTTTTCCGACTTTAGGATTATCAATCTAAAAAACAAAACGCATAGGGCGATTTGGTAAGGGCCTACGGCTTGGAGTACATGAGATGTTATATCCGATTGCAATTGAAATGGGATCAGATACCGAGGCATTCGGTGTCATCGTTCCTGATATTCCCGGTTGCCACAGCGCCGGTGATACCCTCGAAGAAGCTCTCGATAATATTAAAGAAGCGATTGCAGGGCATTTAGAGATTCTTGCTGAAGATGGTGAAGAGATTCCTTTAGCATCATCTGTAAGAAAATTTATGGATCTTCCTGAATATGATGGAATGGTTTGGTTCGTAACTGAGGTTGATTTAGGCCGTTATCTTGGAACCCCTGAAAAAATCAACGTATCTTTGCCTAGTCGTTTGATTCGTAAGATTGATGATAGTGTGGGTAAAGATAAGCAGTATAAAACCCGATCTGCATTTTTGGCCGCTGGTGCTGAAAAGCTACTACATGCTTAAAATAGAGAAGCCACTCGATTGAGTGGCTTTTTTATTTCTCACCTGTTAAATTTTATCCATTAAAAAATGATGGGTAATTTCATGAAAAAGATTATTTTATTGGGTTTGGTTTCAATTCTTGGTGGATGTTCAGTTGCACCGATTCAATTGCCAAATAATGTATCAACTATAAGTGCTAGTTCAGCGGGGGATACATACATTGATAAAATTGATTATTCTTTTAATTCAACAGGTACATCATTCTCTAAATTGAAATTATGTGCTGCTGAAAATTTTCAAAATGATGATATTGTTCTACATGACCAAGCTGGTAGTTTCATAGGGGCATATACAGGTAGATATTATGAGAATAATAATACTCAAGTTCACCAAGGAAAGTCTGTTTTTAAATATCTAGATGAAAATGAAAAAACATTTATTGCAAATGGCAATGTAAAGACAAAAGGACAGCAAGCAGGTCTTATTACAGATTTTGTTAAATATGATGTAAAGGTTGCTCTTAAAGAAAATAAAGTTCAATTTGTAATGAGTAATATTTTGAGAGCTCAACAAAATACAGGCACATCAAGTAATAATGGTTTTAGACAGGTTGGAACATGGGCTGGAGCACGTGCACCTGGTGTTATTGAAGCATTAGATGGTGTGGCTCATAAATATCAAAACTGTATTCTTGCTAATTAAACAAGTAGTAATAAAAAAGCACCTTAGGGTGCTTTTTTTAGTAAATACGCCAGCTTGGTAATTTTATTTAATTTTGAACAACCCACTCCTTGAGTGGGTTTTTTATTGCCTGGAGAAAAGTAAGATGACTCAAGAATCTCGTCTAGTCATTGTCATTGATTCAAAAAATGCAGAGCGTAACGCGCGTAATCTAGCCAATGAATTAGATAGCATTGAAAGAAATGGTGATTACGCTACTAAGTCAATGGATAAGCTTTCTGTAGCGACCAGACAGCTTGCAGGATATATGGCTGGGGTTGTTACCGTAGGGGCAGCATTTAATAAAATGGATCTCTACACGGGTATTAATAATAAACTTAAATTAGTAACAAACAGCCAAGAAGAATTGAATCGTGCAATGACAGATACCTTTGATATTGCACAGCGTTCAGCTTCTTCATGGAGTGCGGTAAATGATGTTTACTCGAAATATATGTCTAATGCCAAGACTTTAAATCTTACACAAGCACAAACTGCCAAACTTACAGAAATTACTTCAAAAGCTGTTGCAATCAGTGGCTCTAATGCTGAGTCGGCAGCAGCAGCTCTATTTCAGTATGGACAAGCATTAGATGGCGGTGTGCTTAGAGCAGAGGAGTTCAACAGCCTTGTCGATGGTGCTGGTGGACTTTTAAATGCTATGGCAAAAGGTTTGGGAGTTACCCGTGGTGAGCTTCGTCAAATGATGCTTGATGGAAAACTAACTGGTGAAGTTATTACCAAGGCATTACTGCAGGCTGGTGATAGCGTTGAAGAGCTCTATGGAAAGACTGACAAGACTATTGGTCAATCCCTAGAAATGCTAAGTAATGGTATTACGAAATTTGTAGGTGAAACGGGGAAAGGTTCGGGTGCAGCTCAAACTTTATCTGGTTCTATTCAGGTTTTAGCAAACAATTTAGATTTATTAGTGAATGGGGCCGTAGTTGCTGGAATTGGTTTAATTACCAAAGCAGTATTAACGAAAACAGTAGCCATCCAAGCAAGCATTGCTGCCTCGGCTCAACAGAGAGCTGCGAATTTAGCTGAAGCTCAATCTCAAGTACAGTTACTTGGTGTTGAAGCTATGAGGGCGCGTCAAGCTGCTGCATTGGCTCTCACTGAAATAGGATTAGCTAGGGCAGAATATAATGCGGCGACAACTGCAAATGCTCGAGCTGCAGCTATACAACGTAAAACTGCTGCCGAGATTGCACATAGCATTGCTTTAAAAGAGGCAACTGCAGCCACAATGGCCTATACAGTAGCTCAAGGGAATTTAAATCGAGTTGCGACATTAGGTAGTCGTGCTTTAGGTTTAGTAGGGGGGCCAATAAACGCTATCGCCCTGGGAATTACTGCACTAGCTGCTGGCTATATGTATTTTCAGGATAAAGCAGCGCAAGCTAATAAAAAATTAGAAGAACAAGCTTCTGTAGCCAAAAAAGCTAAAGAAGAACTTTTAGCCTTGCGTGGACTTGAAAAAGATTCGGCAATTAATGACATGGCCACTTCATTTGAGCGGCAAAATAAGGCATTAGCAGAATCAAGTAGCAAGATTAATATTCAGTTAAATGCCATAGCTCAACTTTATAAGGGGAATAAAGAGATCGTCCAGGTTGTTAATGATGCGATGGATGGCACCATTAGCATGAATGAGGCAGTTAAACGTTTTAATGATTTACGTATTAGTAAAGAGATCTACAATTCCCTTAAAGAAAATACTAAAGAATTTGAAAAAAATGCTAAAGAAGCTAAGACCACGAAAGATTCACTTAAACTTTTTGGAATTGAGGTTGAGTTATCAGGCAAAAAAGCACAAACGGCAGTTGCAGGGATTGACGAAAATTCGAAAGCTTTAATTGGTAATGAAAGTGCCGCCCAAAAAGCTACAAAAGCCCAAAAAGGATATTTTGACAGTCTAAGAAATGATGTGTTGAATTCTAATGAAGAATTGGCATACCTGAATCTTGGTTATAGTGAAGAGGTTGTTAAAAAGATCAAGGAGTTAGAAAAGGCAAAACAAGCTGTAGCTCCTGCTGGAACAACAGTGATTGTTACAAATGAAGAAATTGCTCAAATCATTACAGCACAAAAAGCATTGGATGCACTTAAGGAAAAGAAAGATGCGATAACAGAAGCTGAAAAGAAACATACTAGTGAACTTGAAAAACAGCAAAAAATTATGGCTGTGAATGCAAAAGTACAAGCATTATCAAAGAAATATAATATTTCTGATAAGGCTGCAGCTGCTGGTATTCCACAAGGCCTGATTGAAGGCATGATTATGCAGGAAAGCAGAGGAGATACTTATCGTAAAGGCAAATTATTAACATCACCAGTCGGTGCTCAAGGTTTGGCACAATTTATGCCAGCTACAGCTAAACAGTATGGTGTTGATGTTAGAAGTGAAGAATCTAGTGTTAATGGAATGATTAAGTATGTTTCAGCTCTTCTTAGACAGTTTGGTGGAGATGTTGAAAAGGCTATTATGGCGTACAACGCTGGACCGGATAATGTAAAAAACGGAAAGGCATATGGATACAAAGAAACTAAGAAATATCTAGCAAACGTAAAGTCGTATGCAGCAGGTGCGAACGGATATTCAGCTGGTGATATTTCTTCTAAAGACTTCGATAATATGCTTGATGATTCAGCCAAAATGGCTGAAGAGCGGGCAAAATTGCGCTTACAGTTGGAAAATGATGTTGCTAATGAAGTAACTAAAATTAGAAATGAACTCTCGAAAAAATTAGAAGATGTAGATAAAGCTAATTTCAACCCAGCACGTAAAGATGAAATTAAAGCAGAGTTAAAAGCACGTGCTGATAATGATATTGCTATTGCCCAACAGGCTTTAAAAACCAAGTTGGATGACTATAAACAATTTAATTTAACAGAAGAGGATCTAATAAAGGAAAGCTTTGCAAGGCGTCAATTTGAAGCTGAGCATGACTTTCAATTAACCCAAGATCAACGTAAAGAAGCAGTTAATTTACTTGGTCAACAACTTCAGCAAGAACTAGGCTTACTCAAACTAGCCCAAGAACAGAGATTATTTCAGGCTAAACAATTTCTATATTCAGAGATTGATGCAATGAGGGAAAGATATCGACTTGAGCGTGAGGAAATTTTAAAGAATAGTAAGCTTAGTGATGAAGAGCGTCAAAAAAGAATAATGTTATCAAAATCACAAGAGCAGTTAGAGGTCCTGGATAAAGCTGCTACGGCAAGTCGAAGTTGGGATCGTACATATGCAGACATGACAGGGAACAGCCAACAATATCAGTTGGACCAAACTCGCGCCGACCAAACAGCACAGTCATTAAATATGGCAAATGGTCAGGAAGCTGTTTTGAATATGCAGGCTGAGGATCCAAATGCAAATTTACAGGAAATTGCAGCACAACGGGAACAAATATGGGCTGAACATACCGAGCGAATGAAGCTCATTGAGTCAACTTATCAGAACGACTCTATTAGCCTGCAATTAGGTTATGGAGCTAACGTAACTGGTGCATTAGCTGGAATGTTTAAGAATATGCTGGGTGAGTCATCAAGTGCTTACCACATTCTTTATGAAAGTCAGCGTGCATTTGCCTTAGCACAAGCGGGAATGAATATGTGGAAAGCCGCATCCGATGCTTATGCGAATGAACCAGGTACTTGGTATCAGAAAGCAGCCGCTGCCGCTATAGCCACCTTGAAGTCAGGAACATTTGTTTCTTTGATCCAAGCTGCAACACCACAAGGTTTTGCTGATGGCGGATATACAGGAAATGGACTTAAACATACACCAGCTGGAATAGTACATAAGGGCGAAGTTGTATGGTCGCAAGATGACATTAAAAGATGGGGTGGTGTGAGTGTTGTTGAATCAATGCGAACAAGTTCACCAAGCGGTTATGCTAACGGCGGGTACGTATCTAATAGTCAATCTGATGCGATTGCTACGAGAAGGGAGTCTAGACAATTTGATGCGATTAACTATGGAAGAATGGAAAAGGCGCAACCTACTGTTACCATTATCAATCAGACATCAGAGAAAGTGGATGCTACCTCTGATTGGGATGGTAAAGAGTTGACAGTCATTTTAAAAGAGTATCAGAAACAAAATGAGGCAATGATGGATTCGAAGATTGAAAAACGATTTGCGATGTCTAAGCGTCAAGGGTGGTAATTAAATATTAATCAAATGTAATCATTCAAATTAAAGACCATAAAGGTTTGAAGCACTTTCGAAATCAGATGGTGATTTAATAGTTACAATTGGTAAGATGTTAGATCAGAAAATTGACCTTGGTTGATATTAGTCTCTAACGAGATTTCCACAAGGTTATTTGTTACGTAAGGCCATTAAAGGAAAGAAAGGATATGGTTGAAGATAAACAAGAGAATCCATTTGAAGGTGCAATGTCACAACTAATTAAATTTATCTCTGCCAAAGATGATTCAACACAGTTGTTGATCAGTCATTTGGTTAGTTATCTTGAGGAGAAAGGGGTTATTGATATTGATGATTATTTGGAATATACAGAGAAAGCCAAAGATCGACTGATTAGCAAAATCAATAATGGTTCCAATCCAGAAGAGAGCGAACAATTTAAATTAGCGGTACAGCAAACATTTAATTGGCACATTGAAGATTTTAAGAAGTCAGAAAATTAATTTTAACCTCCTTCGGGAGGTTTTGGTTTTAATGAAAGTGGAAGTTTAAATTTCTAAATGCACAAGCCTTCAAACTATTTAAAATAGATTATTTAAGATGCTTTCTAGTTTCCACTTTTTCGTTATTTACGGTATAGTTTTATTAATCTGGTCATACTTTAGATATGGCTATTAAAAGCTCGCTTAATGCGGGCTTTTTTTGTGAGAAAAATTTATGAGTGATCTTAAATTTACTTTCGAATGTGACCTAGAAGGTAATAATCAAACTCAACGCTTTAATACGTTATCAACCCAATTTGGTGATGGATACGAGCAAACTGCATCGGTTGGTCTCAACAATAGATCTGGTGAATGGACTTATCAACGCACAGCTTATAAAGCTGAAATTATGCAAATTAAAGCTTTTTTTGATGCCCACAAGGGGGCTAATTCCTTTTTATGGGATTCGCCGTTGGATGGGCAAGTGCGTGTAAAAGCTGGTGATTATCAACCTACATGTATGGGTGGTGATGTCTGGAGGATTTCCACAACATTCACCCAAGTTTTCCAACCTTAATATTTTTACTCAAGAGCTCCTATTAGGAGCTATTTTTTTTGCTTATAGGAGCAGACCAATGGCTGTAAAAACTTTAGATATAGCTGAAGCTTATTTTGTTGGTGAGTTACGTGTTCAATTAGCAGATGCGCGTAGTTTTAGCAATGATTTACCAGCAGGTAAAATTGAAACACTGGCGATTAATTATGACCGACCTTCTAACTCTGTCGGGATTGCAGTTACACCAGGTGGCGGTACCAATGGAAATATGACGCTATTAGATGCTGATATTACCAAATGGGTTATTCAAGCTATCCAGAACTCTGGTTTCCTTTATGGAATTAATGTGAACACATTGAGTCTAAAATATGATTTAGCGGCTAAAAAAATTAGTGTTGAATACACTCCAGTCGTGGAAGCTCCTGCTCAAGCTTAAGGAGTATCTATGACTTTACAGAGTGATTTTCAAAAACTTGAACCAGGTGGATTAGTTCACCTGTATGAATTAGATGCCAGTTCCTACGGAATTGGCATTTTGCGTTTTCATGGTCATCAACAAGAAGGAAGCATTTTTTGGCAGGGTGAAGAGTTTGAAGCAATTAGCTTAGAAGTCTCTGGCCTAGAAATGCGGTCGGATGGTAAAGCTTCTGCACCAACTTTAACGATCGCAAATAACATCGGTGGAATACAGGGGGCAATTTCAGCTTACTGCCTTCAATGCAAAGATTTTGTGGGGGCAAAGCTTAAAGTAATAACAACCCTTGCCAAATATCTTGATGCTAAAAATTTCCCTGAAGGTAACCCTACAGCATCAAATGAAGCCAAAGAACAGAAATGGTATATCGAGCAAAAAACATCTGAAAATGCTCAACAAGTAACTTTTGAACTTTCAAATCCAATTGATTTTGAAGGTTTGCGAATTCCAGTTCGTCAAATTACTTCTTTATGTCATTGGTGCACCATGGGTAAGTACCGTGGTGAAGAATGTGGGTATACCGGCACGGCCATGTTTACTGATAAAGATGAACCAACAGATGATCCGGCTTCAGATCGATGTGGTGGACGACTCAGATCATGCCGCGTACGTTTTGGTGAAAACAAACCATTGCCTTTCGGCGGTTTCCCCGCATCAAGTCTTATGTGAGAACTTATGAAATTAACGGCAAAGATTAAAAAAGCAATCATGACACATGCTGATGAATGCTATCCACAAGAATGCTGCGGCGTGATCGTTGGTAAAGAATATATCCGTTGTCGCAATATTTCTAATAAAGCTGATGAATTTGAGATTCATCCAGAAGATTTAACCATTGCTGAAGACCAGGGCGTAATTGTTGCTTATGTACATTCCCATCCAGATGGAACGACAAGAGCCACTGATCTTGATCTGGTTCAAATTGAATTGCATAAAAAACCATGGGTTATTTGTTCTTACCCTGATCTTGATTTTGCAGTATATGAACCATGTGGTTATCGCGCTCCTTTAATTGGGCGTAATTATTACCATGGTTGGCAAGATTGTTATGCGCTTATCCGTGATTTTTATAGTCGTGAGTTAGGTGTAGAGCTCATGGATTTTGAGCGAAAGGATGCATGGTGGGAAGAGAGTGATCATCCTTCACTTTACATGGAAAACTACGAAAGAGCTGGATTTTATGAAGTTAATGTCCCTCAATATGGTGACATGTTGATTTGCCGTGTAGGACGTACTGAGCATCCAAATCATGCACTTGTTTGGCTCGGTGACAATGGAAAGTTAAAGTCCGAACAAACTGAAAATTGTATAGGGTCAACTCTAATTCTTCATCATCCATATAACCGAAAGTCAGTGCGAGAAATATATGGTCAGCAATGGCTTGAACGCACAGTTAAAATCTTGAGGCACAGAGATGTTAAAAACCATTAGATTGTACGGCGTTTTAGGACAAAAGTTCGGTCGAGAATTCAAGCTTGATGTTGCAAATACTCGCGAAGCTATGCGTGCTTTATCAGTACAAATTGAAGGCTTTGAGAAATTCATGCTGCATGCACATGAGCAAGGTTTGCAGTTTGCCGTATTTCTTAAAAGTAAAAATTCAAGCAATAAACGTGGCAAGAAAAGCCCATCAGTTTACGATTATGAAACTAAGCGACTCATTACTGGAGACAATATCGGTGAAGAGCAGCTTGATATGAACACCGAAGCTGATGTTATTCATGTAGTACCTCGTGTTGTAGGTGCTGGGGGTAATAACGGAATTTTGCAAACTGTTCTAGGCGCGGTGCTAGTAGTAGTAGGTGTTTTAGTAACTGTAGGCACATTAGGCGGTGGAGCACCATTGGGTGCAGCATTGATTGGTTCAGGTATCGGGATGATGTTGGGTGGCATTGCAATGATGCTGATGCCTAAAGCCGAAAATACCCAAGACCAAAACCAAGATGGGAATAAAGCCAATAAAGGATTTGGCGGCGCTGTAACAACAATTGCCCAGGGAAATCCAGTTCCCGTTCTTTATGGCCAGCGCGAAGTTGGTGGGTTCATTGTAAGTGCTGGTCAATATCCAGAAGACCAGTTGTAAAAAATTAAATGTTTTCCAAGGCGCTTTAAAGCGCCTTTTTTATTGCGCGAGATTTTTGTTATGGCGATTGTAAAAGGCGCGAAAAAAGGTAAAGACGAAGCACGGCAACCAATAATTGCCTCAGATTCTGCACAATCCAAAACCTACATAAATATTTTATATGGTTTAGCAGAGGGTGAAGTCGAGGGATTAGCGAATGGATATCAATCAATTTCTCTTGAAGAGACTCCGCTTCAGGATGCAAATGGAAATCTCAATTTTTCAAATGTAAAAGTAGATTTCCGAAAGGGTACTAATGACCAAGATTACATAGAAGGCTTTCCCTCAGTAGATAGTGAATCAGCTGTTGATATTGAATTAAAGTCTGGAACTCCTTGGGTACGTGCATTTAACAATATTGATCTTGATGCTGTACGTATTCGATTTAAGTGGGGTCCACTACGCAAACAAGATGCCACTACAGGGGATGTTAGTGGTCTAACAATTGAATACGCTATTGATCTTCAAACTGATGGCGGAACGTGGACAGAAGTTTTAAAAACAAAAATATCAGACAAAACTTCTGCAAATTATGAACGGGCTCATCGTATTGATTTACCTAAAGCTGATACTGGTTGGCTCATCCGTGTTCGCCGTCTTACGCCTAATTCAACATCTGAATATGTCAGCGACAAGATGTATATCGAGGCTATTACTGAAGTAGTCGATGTAAAACTACGCTACCCAAATACAGCTTTACTTGGCATTCGATACGATGCTGAAACTTTTGGGAATGTTGCAAAAGTTGCTGTTGATTTGAAAGGCACCTTAATTTTGGTACCCACAAATTATAACACTCAACCCCGACAATATACGGGAATGTGGGATGGTACCTTTAAGCGAGCCTATACAAATAACCCCGCATGGATTTACTACGATTTATGTACAAATGATCGGTATGGCCTTGGGAGTCGTTTAACTCCTTTTATGATTGATAAATGGTCTTTGTACCGTTTAGCTCAATATTGCGACCAGACTGTTGCGGATGGGATTGGTGGCCAAGAACCGCGATTTACCTGCAACGTTTATCTGCAAAGTGCTGAAGAAGCTTTTAGCATTTTAATGAAGTTAGCCGGTGTTTTTAGAGCTATTGCATTTTGGGATGGAAATAGCATCAATTGCGATGCAGACATTCCTCAGGATACTTATTTTACTTATAGCCGAGCTAACGTAAATGGAGGAGTTTTTGAATACTCTGGTACACGTGCACGCGATCGACACAATGTAGTTAGGGTTGCATGGGATAACCCGGCAAATCACTATAAAACAGAATACGAATACGTACGTGATGAAATAGCAATTGCTGAAGCCGGCCAAGTTCGGATTCTTGAACTCGATGCATGGGGATGTACTTCACGCGGTCAAGCACAGCGGGCTGGTCATTGGGCTTTAATATCAGAACAAAAAGAAACTCGTACAGTTTCATTTAAAGTCGGTCTGGATGGACATATTCCATTACCAGGGCGTGTAATTGAAATTGCTGATGAGCTTTTTGCCGGTCGAGCAAACGGCGGTCGTGTATCAAAAATCTCCACTGATTTAAAGAGCATTACGCTTGATCGAGACGACGTTGTAGCTAAAGCGGGTGATCGTCTTGTTATTAATGGTGAAAGCGGTAAAGCTCAAACTCGAATTGTACAGTCAATTTCAGGCCGCGTTGTAACAGTAACATTGCCTTTTGATGAAAACACGATTGCCATTCAAAACGTGTGGGTATTGGATGCTAAAGATCTAGCGACAATGAAGTTCCGTGTTATTTCTATCACACAAGATGAAAAACACCAGTTTGGTATTACCGCTCTTCAATACAATCCACAAAAATTTGATGAAATTGACAACGGTGCATTCTTTGAAGAAACACCTATTTCAATTGTTAATCCGTCAATTCAAGATCCAGTCAAAGATGTTTTGATAACGACGGAAAGTCGTGTTGATCAAGGTATTAATGTCACCACAATGATTGTGTCTTGGGTGCAAGCAAAAGGGGCAGTTAAGTACCTTGTTGAGTGGCGAAAAGATGATGGATCTTGGATCCGTTTGCCTTTAACTGGGAATAACTCAGTCGAAGTACCAGGAGTTTACAGCGGCCAATATCAAGCGCGTGTCACTGCTATTTCAGCTTTTGAAATCTCTTCTTTACCAGCTTCTTCAATTTTAACGGATATTAAAGGCAAGCAAGGATTACCACCAAAATTAGCATTTATTCGCGCAACCGGTATTTTATTTGGCATGAAGTTGGATTGGGGATTTCCTCCAACTGGTGCGAAAGATACTGCTTATACCGAAATTGAGGTTTCGCCAGACGGCGCTACTAATGTTGCTCAATTGGGATTGTTTGCCTATCCAACAACGACTAATACCATTCAAGGTCTACAGCCTAACCTTAGACAGTTTTATCGTGGTCGATTAATTGATCGTATTGGAAATGTTGGGCCATGGTCTGATTGGACAAATGGAATAACTACCGCTGATCCAGAGGCTGTTTTAGACCTTATTTCTGGTCATATCGCTGAAACTGATCTTGCACAAGAACTACAAGGCAAAATTGAAAATACTGTCAATGTTGCCGAAGCGGCTGAACAAGCAGCAGCAAATGCGCAAACAGCAGCGAATAGTGCACAAACAGCAGCTGGGGAAGCCAAGACAGCAGCATCAAATGCCCAATCTGCTGCAACAAGTGCGCAGGCACAAGCATCCACAGCTCAACAAGTTGCAAATGATGCAAGTGCAATTGCTGCCAATGCAAAAAATACAGCGGATAATGCATCAACAGCAGCATCTAAAGTAGCAAGTGATTTAATCACTTCTACAAATCTGTTAAATCAAAAGATTGCAGATGAGAGTTCTGCTCGTATCGCTGCAATTTCTAATTTGAATGATGGATTAACAACTGAAACTACTCAGCGCAAGTCTGAAGATGCGGCCCTGTTAAGCAATATTGAAACTTATAAATCAAGCACCAATGGCACTTTATCAAGTTTGCAGACTCAGATTACGACAAATGCTACAAATACAAGTGCCAATGCTACGCAAATTAACGCGCTAGATTCACGTTTAACTACGAATGAATCAAAGACGAATACAGCTATTTCATCTGCAGCCACAGCTCAAACAACTGCAAACACAGCAGTAAGCAAGGCTGATGCAGCTTCGATGTCAATCAATATGCTAAAAAGCACTTTAAGAGTACAAGCAGACGCGCTCAATATTGATCCTCATTTTGTATCTGGTTTGGAATATTACACAATTGCTGAAGCACCAGCAGGCAACTCTGTTACTGCTGGCGCTTATGGTGAGAATGGCTCACTTGGTATTCGTGTAATTAAGTCAAATGCAGATACATCTGGTGGAACAAATACAAACGTCAATACAAACCGCACGGATGGTTTTTTCTTAAAAGCTAATAATACATATCGGGCCATTGTTCGATGCAAGTTGATATCTGGCACGGGAAGTATTCTGGGTCGTTTTCATAGAAAATCTGATAATGCTGTTCTTGCGTCTGCAACATTATCTGTTACATCAACATCGGCTTATGTCGATTTAATTTATACATATAAACCGACATCAGATGTCCTTGTGTATTTCGGAACGTGGCTCATGGCAGCTGGTACGATTGATTATGATTCGATTAGTATCATTAATGCTACGGATGCAGTTGCTTCTGATGCCAATGCATCGGCTATTACAAATCTAACTACTCGCGTGACAAATGCCGAAGGCACTTTAACAAGTCAAGGCAACTCAATTACGCAATTGAATAATAATATTGTAAGCATCAACGGAACGCTTGCAAGTAAAGCGGATGCAACTGCTTTAAGTTCTTTGGCTAACCGTGTGACTACTGCTGAGGGCAATATCTCATCGCAAAGCGGTGCTATTACAACCCTTCAAAATAATGTTTCTACTATTAACTCCACGCTTGCAACAAAAGCAGATTCAAGCGCTCTCACAGCTTTAAATACACGTGTTACCTCTAACGAAGGCACTCTAACAAGTCAAGGCAATTCAATCACCAGTTTGCAGAACTCGATCAGCAATGTTGGAGTAAATTTAGTTGCCCTAGCGGATCAGTTAAAAACTGTATCAATGGCCGCAACTACGGGTGAAAGCTATATCACATGGTCTTTAACTGATCCTGCACTTAAGCCAGACACTTTCTACACTTTGTCATTTTGGGCATTACGAACACCTAACGTAAAAAGCGTTGATGCGTTTTTAATTGCAAGTAGCGGTGCACATCACAAGTCAGCGATTGTTGCAGTAACCACTACAACACTTACACGCTATTCAGTGACATTCAAAACTAATGCTGATGCCTCTGGTATTACTTATTCATTGCGCTTCGATCTTAATGGATCTAGTGATGGTAATATTGCGACATTAACAGTTCAAAAACCTCAATTAGAAGAAGGTCAAGTTGCAACATACTGGAAACCATCTACTTACGATAAAGCAGATGCCAGTGCGTTAAGCACACTTCAAAACACAGTTACGCAACAAGGAAATACGCTAACTTCAAATAGTAATGCTATTACTTCGTTGCAAAACAATGTCACTAGTATTAATAGCGTATTAACAACAAAAGCGGATGCAACTGCGGTTAGCAATATTGATTCAAAAGTGACAGTTATTGACGATAAAGTAACGTCAAATACTTCAAATATTACTTCGCTGAATAACACGATCACAAATGGCAGCCTTAACTTAGTCTATAACACCCTTTACAACGACTTAAGCAATATCACAGCGAATGGCAATCATAGTATTGCAGTGGATAGCGCAACTTATGCTCGCTCTAAAGTTTTAAAAGTAATGGCTAGTGGTGCTGGGCAAGATGGTGTACATCAAATTATAATGACCGCAACTGTTATTCCAGTAACAAGTTCTACTGAACCACTTGTCTTATCATTTTTTGCAAAAGCTGATGCTGCATTGTCTGTAAAAATTCAACTTTTTGGTGGTATTGGTGCCCAAAATATTGCATTAACAACTACATGGACAAAGTACACAATTACAACTTTAAGAAAGTCAGCATCACATGTTGATACTACTAATTTGTATATGTCATTGCTTGCCGCAGGCGTTGCATATTTTACAAATGTTCAATTAGAAAGAGGAACAATCGCAACCGCATATTCAGCAGCTTCTACTGAAACAGGTAATTTAATTGCTGCAAATGCTTCTGCACTTTCATCTTTAAGTTCCACAGTTACTCAGCAGGGAAATACGTTAACAAGTCAAGGTAACTCCATTACTTCACTCAACAACAGTTTAGTGATCACAAATAACAACGTAACAACAGCACAAAATACAGCTAACAATGCGGCATCCGCAGCAGCGGCAGCGCAAAATACAGCGAATACAAAAGCCGATGCTTCAGCATTAACTGCATTGTCTAATACTGTGACAACACAAGGTAATGCTATATCTTCTCAAGGAAGTGCAATTACTTCGTTAAATAATTCGCTAAATAGTTTAGCTGTTGGTTCTACCAATTTATTACCAGGCACAGACTTGTCTACGCATGCTAGTAAAGATGGTACGTTTAAGAATGGCAACATGATTTCAGCCACTGCTACTACAGCGGGTAGTGTTGATATGCTTGCACTTAAATCTACAGTTGAGCTACTTGCTGGAGAATATGTAGTAAGTTTTTGGGCTAAAGCAGAAACTGCAGGCACTCTGTTTAATGTTTATTTCTACAACCCAAATACTACAACATCAGGTACAGCATCAAATGGAGCAATAACAACACGAGTTGATGGACAAGTCACATTCACATTGACTACTACAATGACGAAGTATTTCGTCAAATACAAACAGTCAGGAAATACATCTAAAAAAGATGTGTTGTTCCGCATTCAAGCGCCCACATCTGGTACATATAAAGTATGGTTAGCTTTACCACAGTTAGAGGAAGGCAATGTCGTTACTGATTGGTCACCTGCGGTTACTGACATTGCAACTTCTGCAGCTTTAAGCTCACTTGGCTCTACAGTTACACAACAGGGTAATACGCTAACAAGTCAGGGTAATTCAATTACCTCGCTCAACAATAGTGTTAATACAATCAATAGTACGCTTGCAACAAAAGCTGATAGTTCCGCAGTTAATTCTCTCGATTCACGTGTGAGCGCTACAGAGGGGAATATTAACTCTCAGAGCAATTCAATTACCTCACTAAATAATGCTATTAAAGGTGCTATTGCGACAGCGGGTGAATTAATTCCAAACCCTACATTTGTTCCTGATTACAATCAAATGGGGATGACGGTCGTTGCAACAACCGATTCAGAAGTTCCAACAGGCTGCGCCTATCAATACGCGGCTCGTTTAGCCGCACGTGACCACATTCCTTCAATTAACAATATTGCATGCAAAGAGGGGGATGTTTTTGAGATTAGTGCATTGGTCGCATGCGCAACCGGCACTGCTGGTTTAACTCTATACGTAGGTAAGGCAAGTACACCAACAGCAAGTATTGGAAGTATTGCTAGCGGAGCATCTGCCACTGTTTCATCAACTTGGACACGTATTACATGGAAGTGGACTGTACCTGCTAACTGCAACTATTTCAGACCTTATGTTTCTGTAGGACAAAGTAGTCCATTTGGTACAGTATGGTTTATTACAGACTGGCATTGTAAGAACATTACTGCAGCTGCAACAGCACAAGCTAAAGCTGACGCTAACGCTACTGCGTTAACCACGCTTCAAAATACCGTAACGCAGCATGGTGGCACACTCACAAGCCAAGGCAATCAGATTACAGCGTTAAACAACAATATTACAAACATCAATGGTGCACTTGCTACAAAAGCTGATTCAAGTGCCTTATCTGCTTTAGATAGCCGTGTAACAGCCACAGAAAATAATCTAACTACAACTAATAGCAGTATCACAAGTTTACAGTCTGCAATTCAGTCACAAGGTGATGCGCTAAATTTAGACCCAAATTTTAGAGAGGGCTTGAAGTTCATTACCGTAGGTGAGCTTGCAACAGGTAACTCAATTGTTGCTGGTAATTACGGTGAAGGTGGAGGTACTGGCTTACGAGTAACTAAAGCGAATGATGCCGGTACGTCTGGCACCAACCCAACGGTAAAAACACCAACATCAGGGGTATGGTTAAAAGCAGGGCGAACTTATCGGGCTACTGTAAGAGCGCGCAAAGTATCTGGAACAACAGGTTTGTTGCTGCGATGGATCAGAGCAAGTGATAGCGGAACATTGGCGCCAAGCCAAGTAACAGCATCAGATACAACTAATTTTGTTGATTTCTCTTTAGACTACACGCCAACTTCAGATGTCTTTGCATGGTTTGGTGTTTGGATGTACCCAAACGCTGGTGTTGTTGATTATTCTACTATTCGATTGACTGATAGAACCGCATCTGTAGAAAATGCTACAACAGCATCAGCCGTTTCTGCACTGGCAACGCGTGTCACAAATGCAGAAGGTACAATTACAAGCCAAGGGAACAATATCGTTTCTTTGAACAATAGTGTTTCAAGCATTAATAGCACTTTAGCTACAAAAGCCGATAGTGCCGCATTATCGAGCTTAGATTCACGAGTTACTGCGACTGAAAATTCAATTACAAGCCAAGGTAGTCAGATTACCAGTTTGCAAGCAGGTTTAAGTGCATCAGCAGTAATTGGCACAAACTTGTTGAGTAATACAGCAGTTCCGAACTCTGCAAATCAGCCAAAAACAAGTGATGGCACAACTTCTGTTCAAGGATTTTCGACAAATTTCAATATTGATTCTTACTTTTCAATTAATGATACAAGTGTAGAACGTTTCTATCGTATGACTTCGCCAGTCAATGCTGCTAGTGTTTTACGTGTGAACACTACTTACACAATTAGTGCAGATGTGCGTGGCGCTGCTTTGCCAGTGCGCTGGCGGATTATTGCCCAAGTTGGCGGCGCTTGGAGTGATATTGCTGTTAAATCAATGAGCGGTATCAGCAATAATCAATACACTCGACAAAGTTGCACATTCACAGTTCCAGCAAATGCAACAAGCCTCATTATGTCTTTTCAGTCTGATTCAACTACAGTTGGAAACACAGTGGCTGTAAGACGACTAAAACTTGAAGTGGGGAGTGCTGCAACACTATGGGAGCAACCAATTGGCGAAATTGCAACTTCAAAAGCTTTATCTTCACTTGATACTCGAGTTACGAATGCTGAAGGGACCATTTCTAGCCAAAGCAATTCAATTACACAATTGAATAACAGTGTATCGAATATTAATGGTGTCCTAGCAAGTAAAGCCGATGCTTCTGCGCTCAGTTCATTGGATTCTAAAGTTTCTGTTATTGATGGCAAAGTTTCAACTCAAGCATCGAGTATCACTACTTTGCAAACTACTGTTGGTGGAAATACAGCGGCAATTCAACAGGTAACTGAAAGCGTTGATGGTGTTAAAGCTCAGCAATATTTAAAAATGGATGTGAATGGGCATTTAGCAGGTCATGGTTCAATGAATGATGGTACCACGTCAACATTCATTTTCAATTACGATACTATCCAGTTTGGCGCGCCAGTTGGAGTCGATGGTGTAACTCCTAAGCCGATAATGTCGCTATTAAATACGCCACTAACTCTACCGAATGGAACAGTAATTCCAAGAGGTTTATATGTAGATTCGGGTAGCTTTGGCTATATTAATGCAAATAGAATCTGGGCAGAAAATCTAAGCACCATTAGCGCTGATTTGGGTGATATTGAAGTTGATAATGCTCACATTAAAAACGGAGCAATAGACACTTTAAAAATCCAAGATGAAGCCGTTACTGTCCCTTCCGGGGTAATTAATCAAACAGAGCGTAAATATTATTTCGCTGTTTCTAATTCAATGGCAGGTTCAGTTGGTTATACACAAGATTTAGTTACTCTTAATGTGCAAACGCAAGGAGGTAAACTAAGGATTGATGGTTCTTTTGTCTTTGACTGTAAGGTGAGGATCACCCAATATTCATCTTCTTATGACATCTTAAAATGTGTGACTTTAGCCTGTAGAGTATTAGTAAATGGCACCGTTGCATACACTCAGGAAATTTACCCAACATTTTATGATGGGAATAGTACAATTCGCTTTATTGGGGTTACAGCAACGCCAGTTTATATCTTACCTGCTTCCACTGGTACAAAAACAATAGTGCTTCAGCTGGCATATATCACTAAATACTCAAATATTTATTATGGTTCATTTGAAGCCCAAGGTGGCTTTGCTGATACTCCTTCAATAATCACTATGTCATCTTTATCAACATTGGAGCTTAAAAAGTGACAGTATTAGTTTCAAAATATGGTGAAGTTATAGGGCATATATTTGGTAATGATGAGATGATCAAGCTAAATACTCCGGAGGAATGTACAGCTATAGATGATCCTCCGCATCCAAATATGTTTTTTCAAAATGGAGAGTGGGTAAATATTCCTGCTAAGCCATCGCCATATCATTTCTTTGATTATGAAATTAAGAAGTGGATTGACAACCGATCTTTAGAAGAAGTGAAAAGGCATAAATGGGAGCTCATTAAACAACAACGTGATCTGTTTGAGTTTGGTGGTTTTGAGTTTGAAAATAATCTTTTTGATTCAGATACAAATTCCCAGTTAAGAATCGCAACAGCAGCTTTAATTGGAGTAACAGTCGAGTGGACTTTAAAAGATAATACAATTGTTGAGCTTGATCCTGATCAATTGATTGGTTTGAAAAACGCTCTTGCATTACATATCAGCAATGTTCATGAAAGGGGAAGAATAGCAAGATCAAAAATCGAATTATCATCAACAATTGATGAAATTGAATCGATAACTTATTAATCGATATATCTATTAAGTGCACCCAAATCGGGTGCTTTTTTATTGCCCAAGATCTGGAGGAAGGCATGCATGAACGATCAAACAAATAGTGTTGTAGAAGCAGCTGCAAGTACGGCTGCCGCGACTGCAACAAAATTCACTTATGGCTATGTATTAGGGGGCAGTTTGATTGGGGTAGTTGGCAAAATTGATTGGGCTGTCGTCTTTTCAATCTTAATCGGTATAGCAACCTATTTAACGAATCTCTATTTCAAAAAGCGGGATGAAAAGCGTAAAGACGAGATCCATAAGCTGCAAACGAAGCAATACGAGCTCACTAAAAAACGTTTAGAAGGGGATAATGATGAACAGTGAAAATACTCGGACATATTTAGCCTATATGGTTATTGCTATGTCATTTCTATGCGTACTTGGCTTATTTTTTATTGAGTATCCAGACAAGAATCGAGACTTATTAAACGTTTCTCTAGGTACTTTACTAGGTTTATCAAGCGCCGTGATTGCCTTCTATTTTGGATCTACAAATAAACAAAAGAAAGAAACTGAAGATTCAAATCAACAGTAACTATCCAACTTGAAATGCCGCCTTCGGGCGGTTTTTTATTATCTGAGGAAAAATGAAATGAACATCGAACAATATCTTGAAGAACTAATTAAGCGCGAAGGTGGTTATGTAAATAATCCTGCCGATCGAGGAGGAGCAACCAAATACGGTATTACTGAAGCAGTTGCTAGAGCAAACGGATTTAAAGGAAACATGAAGGACTTGCCGCTTGATGTTGCTAAGTCTATTTATCGAAAACAATACTGGATCTCTCCGAGATTTGACCAGGTGAATGCAGTTTCTTCCGCAGTAGCTGAAGAACTTCTAGATACTGGAGTGAACTGTGGTACTGGCTTTGCAAAACCACTTTTACAGCGCGCTTTAAATTTACTGAATAACCAAGGCAAAGCTGGTTGGCCAGATTTATCAGTGGACGGGATTTATGGTCCAGCAACTCTTAATGCACTCAAGACTTATCTGGCCAAACGAGGGAAGGAGGGGGAAAAAGTCCTGGTACGTGTTCTTAATATTATGCAAGGCCAACGCTATATTGAAATCTGTGAACGAAATCCAAGTCAGGAACAATTTTTCTATGGCTGGATTTCTAATAGAGTGGTGATCTAAATGACCCAAGCAGAAACAGTAACTGAGCTTACTCCTTATCTTGAGTACTGGAGCAGCGGCATCTATATGTTTAAGTGCCCTGGTTGTAATTATTTACATCCTTTCCATGTAAAAGAGGGGGCACATCATAATGGTAGTATCTGGAATTTTAATGGTGATGTCGAAAAGCCCACATTTACACCTTCATTACTTGTTAATGACCATTATCCAGCAAACCGATGCCATCTGTTTTTGACTGAAGGGAAGATTCAATTCTTGTCTGATTGTCATCATGAACTCGCTGGCTTGACCGTTGATATGGTGCCAATCGATGTTTAAGATTTTACTGGTATGTATTCTGTTATCGGGATGCTCAGCTCATACAATCAATAGTAATGTGAATATAGTTATTTGTGTAAAAGCCCTCTAAGGAGGGCTTGATTGAGAAAATATTTGCTCATTTTTAATTAATTTTGCTGAATTTGTGCAAAATTATGCACACTTTTTAAAAAATCATAGTTGGCATTGTCAATTTAAATGCTCTTGCAATTTATCTAAAATATCTTTTATAACTTTTTTATAAGTATTCTTTCTTAATGATAAGTACTCGTCAAATAAGTCACTATAATTTCTCCAGAATTGATTATATGAAGAGTAAGAAAGTTCATCTTCTTTTTTATAAAATTTAAAAAATTGTCTATATAAGTCTTTTTGAATAATTAAAATTTTATCTCCTTGATTGGTAACTACGCAATAGTCAACCAATTGACTCATGAAGTTCATAAATTCATTTTCAGCTTCATGCACTTGTGAAAACATCAAATTCATTTCATTTCGTTTTTCTATAACCTTTGAGTCATCGAGTGGCAACTCAATTTCATTATACCAATCAATGATATTTGATAAGTTTGAAAAAGTATCATTAGCTTTAAATAAAGCTAATTCAAATTTTTTAAATTGATTATATGTCTTTAGAGCAAAATCGTTTTGGACCTGTTTATTATGAAGTTCTTTCCAATCATTAAATAGTGATATTGCAATTAAAGCTGCAAACAGCGTAGCTCCAATTGAAAATATATCCTTAATAAAAGAAATTTCAATTTCTTGTCCATAAAAAGATTTTAATATTACTATTAGCATAAAGCATATGGAAACTACTATTCCAAAAATGCATATTGCATTAATTACATTGTCTTTATTTATTCGCATAATACGCTTAGCAAAAAATTATTTACTAATAATCAATAATTCATCCCAAGTAAAGGGGTTTTTACTCAATTTATCTCTGCTCATCGACCAGTTACGACCAGGTACATAACATGGACCAACACCGAGTTTTTTCTTTCCAAATTTTGTATGTACGTTATCAAGCGCTTTCATCAATTGTTCTTTCTTATCTATAAGCTCAAAGTCGGTTAAAAGATCATATGTATGTCCAGCCTTAGGTTCTAAACCTGTTAGTATCACGCCGCACTTCTTATACTTAATACCCTCTTTAAAGATATCTGACACCATATTTACCGCTGCTTTTACAAAGTCAGTTGCGCAATCAGTAGGTTCAGAAAATGCACCCGTAATAGACTTATTATAAAATGGAGCGCTTTCATCAAATGGGCTTGATTGAACAAATACAAGTAAACAACCACAAAGAGATTCTTCATCACGCAACCGTTTGCATGCTTCTTGTGCGTGCATGGCTATTGCTTCTTTCAAATCAGAGAGCTCAGTAACTTTTGTACCAAATGAACAAGATTTAATTATTTGTTTTTTGAAGGTGGAGTATCTTCAATTTCGATGCAAGAGATGCCCTGCAATTCATTAATCGTTCTGGACATTACAATAGAAAACTGTCGTTGCATTTCGCGTGCTTCCGTACAAGCTAAGTCTAATACTGTTTTAACCCCCATGGTGTGTAATTTCTTTGCATGCTTACGACCGACTCCCCAAACTTCACTTACATCGATCTGATCAAAATAATATTCTTTATTGCATGGATCCATATTTACGAGATCGCAAACACCATTAAACCCTTGATTTTTCTTAGCTATATGGCTGGATATCTTTGCTTCCGTCTTGCTGCGACCAATTCCTACGCACACGGGCAAACCAATCCATTTCCATATCTTCGCTCGCATATCGTGACCAACTTTCTCCAAATCAAAGTTCTTCTCATAAGCTGTGAAATCAACAAAGCATTCATCAATAGAATAAGGTTCAACTTCTTCTTCAGTAACGTATGAACCAAGAATCTTGTGAAAGCGCCGTGACATTTCTGCGTACATTGCATAGTTGCTTGAAAGTACAATTACGTTATGTTTTTGAACAATGTCTTTGATCTGGAATAGCGGAACGCCCATTTTTATGTTTAGGTTTTTTGACTCATTGCTACGCGCCACGGCGCACCCATCATTATTGCTGAGAACAATAACTGGCTTATCATTTAAGGATGGGTCAAAGACTCTCTCACATGAAACGTACATGTTATTGACGTCAATCAAGAAAAAGACTTTATTTTCATGTTTCATGACTTTTTTCTTGTCATTTTAATAATATGAGTGACAACTCCCCAGATAATTAGTTCTTGTCCTTCTTGTAGATAAATATTTTTATACTCAGGGTTTTCTGCTTTAAGCCACTGACCCGATTCATCAATCATTAGACGCTTAACAGTAAAATCATTATCGATTAGTGCCACGACAATATCGCCGTGTTTGGCATCTAAGCTACGATCGACAATTAATTCGTCATCAATTTCGATTCCTGCATTCAACATGGATAATGAGGCAACTTTGACAATGAAAGTTGCAGTTTCATTTTTTATTAAGTGCTCATTCATGTCGAGCGCTTTATCTACATAATCTTGTGCAGGGCTGGGGAAGCCTGCGGATATCTTCTCTAGAGCATAGGGGACAAGCATGTGAGTGGTTGGTATAACTTGCTTGATTGATAAGGCTTCAGATAAAACAGCGCCTTGTGTGAGGTACGGTTTTATCTGGATAATGGATGGTGCGATTTCGCTCATAAATACCCCTTAGCTTGAATTTGTAACATATTCAAGATGATATGCTAGAGCTTAGTTAAATTTCAAATAAAAAAGTTGTGGATAAATAATGACTAGTCACAACTTGTCGCACATTATTGTGCATTTGGTCGGAATTTCTTCAATTCTGATCTTGGTTGTGCTACGAACTCATCCAATGGCATATCTAAGAAAAATTCCTTAGCTTCTTCATGCTTACAGTGCAGCCAGTCATCTCTTAGTTCTGATGGAATAACAATAATAGAGCGCTTCTCATCGGTCGGCGCATGAAATTGCTTCATGAAAGGGTGGTGGTCAGAATTAATTGTGAGCATGCTCATAGATCTGATTTCTTCGCCGTTCACTACTGCATATTCATAAATGCCGGCAATGGTAAAAGGCATTTCATCTTTACGATAAATTCCCCACCATTCTGGCTTATTGTTTATGTACTTCGGTTCAAAAATTACATCGGCAGGAATTAAACAGAATTGGTTTTTCTTCCAAGCATTTCGAAAGCTAGCTTTTTCGTGAACTGTCTCCGTTCTTGCATTGTAAGTGTTATGAACTTTTTTAAGTTCTTTAACCCATGGGGCTACTAATCCAAATCTAGCCAATCGCCATTCTATCTGATCTTTTTTAGAAAATAAGAGAGGAGCTTCATAGTTAGGGTATATGTGAGATTTATATTCAAATGTTGGCTCAAACAGATCCAGCAAGTGAATTCTATCTTTTGCGATTGGTTCGTAGTTTGAGCACATTTTTATATCCTTATTAAAATTATTTATTCATTATCTGTAAGTACTTTACCATCCCAATTGTATAAAAATAGGAATACTTCATAAAAGAAATTTGCTAAATCATTTACTAAGTACGCATCATATTGCGCATTAGGTTTTTCAAAAAAATATCTTGAATCAATAAAATAACTTTTAACTTTTTCCAACGCATCAACTAAAGATAAATTTAATAAAGTTTTATAAAAGCAGTTATAGATATAAATATGAAAATCTTGGATGTCTTGTGGTAACGCTAAAAAGATTTCTTTAAGGTTATGTGAGTTTCCTCTTGGTAAACTGTTTAGAAAAGTTGTGGCAAAAGATCCTTTATAACGTACATGAGTAACTTGATGATAGGGGGAATAAATGTGTTCGATTTTATCCTCTGCTATCCAAGCTTTTAAAAATAATTCACAACTGAAGGCGCTAATAGAAACAGTTGGTAAATATGTGTAATAGATATCTATTCCATCAACCTCAAGTAATTTGTTTGAAGAAACTAGATACTTTGTTGCATGGTCAAAAGGTTCGCGACGATTGTCTGCAATCTCTGAATATATTTTCGAGCGAAGTTTTTTAAAGCTCTCATCTGTCAATAATTTAAAATAATGATTAACAGCTATCTCATAAGGAGGCTGTATATGAGTGCCATTTGAATCATCGGGTAGTGCATAAAGAAAATGTTTTAAACATATTTGAAATTGTGTTTTAAAATAGCGCATAATTTTCCTATTAAATTTATGTCATTTGAAGAAATTAAATATTTAATTACTTTGTTAAATTATCAATGAGATAGTCTTAACGATACTTCATTTGTCTTTTTTTAGCTGCGTATCAAGCTAATAACTATAAAATTATTCTTTAAACACAATGACCAGCCTGATTCTTTATAGAAAGGCTCACCATATTTAATTGTGTACTCAATATAAAAGTAGACCCAATCTTTCATTTGCTAATTCTCAATTATTTAGTAAGTGATTTTACATTTAAGGGCTTCTTAACTGGCCCAGCTATCAACAATATCTGCCCAGTCTTGCAACATTTTGCGTCTGCTTTCTAAATACTTTGCATGGTTATAAGTAGCACGAGTTTTGTTGCCATCCGCATGTGCTAATTGTTTTTCAATCCACTTATCATCGTAGTCTTTTTCATTTAAAAGCGTGGAAGCTGTAGCACGAAAATCATGCGCCGTTACATCAGATAAGCCAATATAATCAAGCATTTTATTCATTGTGGTAGCTGAAAGCATTCCATCTTGATAAATGGCAGGGAATACATATTCACGATTACCAACTAGACTACGTTGCTCTTGAAGAATGTTGAAGACCTGATCAGACATAGGGACGATATGTATGCGCTTCTTTTTCATCATCTCTTTGGGGAATGTGATAGTTCTAGCTTCGAAATCAACATAATCCCATTTCATACGTCGAATCTCGATAGTCCTAAGCATTGAGTAGAGCATTACAAGTCCAGCATTTCGAACTGTAGTAGAACCGCCATAATTACTTAATTTATTTCTAAGTTGTGCAGCCTCATGCTTTTCCATTGGTCTTGCATGTTCAATTTCAGGCCGCTCAACAACGTTTTTGACTGCATATGTTGGATCATACTCAGCTCTAAGTGTGGCGATCGCATAACGCATAACGCCACCAATAAAAGTACGATTTTGGATTGCTGAAACTTCTCCGGTACCATGGTTTTTTTGACGCTTAACTCTTGCAATCGTCTTTTTCATAATTGTCAAAACGTCTGCTGAGGTAACTTCTTTAATATCCTTATCGCCAATAACTTTTAAAATATCTTTATCTAGAGCGCGTTGAAAAGCTTCCTGGTATCTCTCTGAACGATTATTTAATTTTTCAGCTTTATATTCTGCAGCAACATGTTTGAAGAGCACTCTATTTTCATACTCGTCATTCTTAGCCTTTTTTTGGTTTTCTTTATCTTCGACTGGATTTATGCCGCTTGCTACTAATGATTTAGCCTCATCTCGTTTTGTGCGTGCTTCGGCTAAGCCAATAATAGGGTACTCACCTAAACTCATCATTTGAGTTTTCTTAAGCCACTGGAAACGATAGCGCCAATACTTCTTACCATTAGGTTTGATTTCAATACACAACCCGTCCGAATCACCAATTCTATAAAGCTTTTCTTTTGGTTTTGCACTTCTGATTTTTGAGTCGCTTAACAT